GCTTTCGCCGGAACTCACCGTACACGTTCGAGACGTAGGTGGATACATTCCAGGTCTAGTGTTCAGCCCGGAAGGGCACAAACTTGAAAGACTCATAACCCAGAGGTTCGCCCGGGCAATTACCGAGTTGGATACAATTTCGATCTCGGGATGGATCCACAAAGTCCTGACCCAATTTTCTGCCGTCGCCTTGCGGGCGGCCGGTGGATTCTATTTCATCCCGAAAGCTGAGTTGTCGGAATGGTATCGCCACATGGCGCCACTGCAGCAAACGAGCCGGCATCAAATCTACGCCCTGCCAGCCATCGGCTCTCAGGACGTCATCGCCGCCGTCCTCGATGCGCTAGAGGCGGAGACAAAGCAGGTGGCCAGCGAACTCGAGATCGAGCTGCAGACGCTCGACCTTGGCGTCCGCGCCCTCACATTCAGGGCTGGAAAATGCGACCGCATGATTTCCAAGTTTGAACGATACGAGGGCATCCTCGGCCAAAAGCTGGAAAATCTGAGGAAAGTGTTCGACACGCTGAAAGCGCAAACCTCAACAATGATTCTCATGGCTAACCCGGACCAGGAAGCTCAGGAGGCAGTGTGATTATGCCAAAAATTATGAGCCCCCAGCTAAAGCTTGCCTGCGGCCGACTGATGGCGTGCGAGAAAATGCCTTATTTTTCTGCCGCTCTGCATGCACTCACACCGTGTTACGTTCCAAAAGGATCCCTTGGGACTTTTGGTGTAACTAAAACTGGAATACTCCTCGTCGACGAGGAGGCCCTGGAAAAATGGAACGTTCCACAAATCGCTGGTGTGCTCGTTCACGAGGCGCTTCACATAATTCGAGACCACTACGCTCGAGGAGTCCGCTTGAAATACGCGGAGGACCTCTGGAATATTTCGGCGGACTGTGCGATCAACGACGATCTAGTTGCAGCTCGGCTCAAACTCCCAGAAACTGCTTGCCACCCGGCAACGTTCAAGCTCCCCACGGGACAGACCGAGGAGTTCTACTACGAGGAGCTGCTACGCAAAGCCAAGCAGTGCCCAACCTGCTCAGCTCAAAGCAGACAAGGCCAGGGCTCCGGGCAAGAAAATGGTCAAGGACAAACTCAAGGACAAACCAAGGGTAAAGGGCAAAAGAAAAAATCAAAAAATTCCTCAAAGCAGCCGCCATGCCCTCGTTGCTCGAGTCCGGATGAGCCAACTACCACCGGAGGCTGGTGTGGTTCGGGCGCAGGTCGCCCTGTACCAGGGGAGCCAATTGATGAAGTAGACGAGCAAGCCAAGGGTGGGCGATCCGAGGCGGAACTCAATGCGCTTCGCAGGCGTGTGGCCGAAGACATCCAACAGGCCACCTCGAAACAGCCGGGTACCGTTCCGGCCGGGCTTGCTCGCTGGGCCAACGACTATGCGAAGCCAGCCAAGATCAATTGGCGTGCGAAGTTAGCACGTCTGACGCGGAACGCCATGGGATACCGGCCGGGTGCTGTGGACTTTCGCTACCATCGACCATCCCGAAGGCAGGCCGCCTTCGGCTACGGGCTCGGGCACCCGATTCTGCCCGCGCTCGTGCGACCTGTCCCAAAATGCGCCATCGCCGTCGATACGTCTGGGTCGATGTCGGGGGCTGACCTGGCTGTTGCCATCAGGGAGTCCCTGGGAATTCTTCAAGCGGTTGGCGCGCAGGTCACGTTCCTGTCTTGCGACACCAAGGTCAGCGCGGTGCGGGAAGTTCACACGGCGAAAGCAATGATGGCAACCCTACAAGGTGGCGGCGGCACGTCGTTCCTTCCGATCTTCGAGGCCGTCTCGAAGGTGAGGCCTCTGCCAGAAATTCTCATCGTCGCCACCGACGGATGGGGACCAGCGCCAAGACTTCCGCTGCGTGGCGTCCACACGATCTGGCTCCTGATCGGGAAAAATTCCCGCCGTCCAATGTTCCCCGAGAATTCATGGGGCGCGATGGTTCAGGTGGACGATCTGTAGGGGTATAAAGCGTGGAACTTGGCGGATGGGGCCGCCAAGTTCCACTAGCCACGGAACAAGGGTCGACGTTTGCTGCCCGTCAAACCTACCAAAGCGACAGGTCAGCGTCAATAGACAACGTTGCCTCTCGAAATGTTCCGCGCTTTTCTACAGAGATGCGCAATACTAGTGTATGCGTGACGTTCCTATCACAAGGGCTTGTGCTAACGTCGAAGCCATGGTGGTACACAGCTTGGGCCGACAGAGCATTGCCGTTCTTGCCATGGTCCTCGGTCGGCTGTGTCATCTGTATCAAGTACAGCCTGACGTGGCAACACACGTCATGGAAATTGCTTACACGAATTCCAACCTCAGCTCCTCGGCGGGTCCGACGTGACCTCTTCAAGAAATCCGTCCCAAATTGGGCGCTATGCCCGTACCAAGGGCGCACGATTTGAACGCGAAGTCGCTGAAGCCCTCCGCGTACTATTCCCAGAAGCAAAACGAGGCATCGGCCAGACTAGATGTGCGGGTGAAGTCCCCGATGTCTCGGGAACCCCACTCTGGATAGAGGCAAAATTCAGAAAGAAATTCAGTATTCTAGATGCCATGGCTCAGGCGGAACGCGCGGCCGCCATGAACACACAAACTCCAAAACACTCCGTCGTCATCTGGAGGAAGCTCCATGCACGGTCGCTGTCTGTTGCGTGCCGGCTCGAGCTGCTCGTCCAACTGTGGACCCTTCAGCCCCTCCGCCTCGCCGGCGGACCTTCAACGATGGTACACCTCGAGTTCGAAGATTGGCTTTCTCTCGTGCGCAGATGGAACGAATCCATTGCACAAACAGCGGGGACCGACGATACTCTATCGGTACGGGAAACCTTTTGCCTGCCCATCCCCGTCACCCCCCCTCCAGCGGGGTAGGGCGGGCGCCACTCTACGGATGCCAGCCGGCAGGCAGCCAGCCATTGCGAAAACACAGCGGCTCAATATCGTCACGGCATCCACGAGAACCCGGCCGACACCAGAAAGCGTTTGCAGTCTCGGTAGGAATGCGAGCGAGCCCGCGACGACAGGCCATAGCGTCGTCACAGGCACCCCCTGGACGTTCGCATCGACCGCCCCAGGCAATGGCCACCCCTCTGCCAAGCGTCACCCTCTGTACCGCCTGACCGCGTGCCAGCCCACGCGCCAACTGCGCAAACCGTAGGCAACGATCTCGGACACCATTCCACCGTTGCCTCGAAGGGTAGCCCTCTGGCATCTCACACGAGAGGTCAAGGCGAGACACCCATCGCTGCCGCGTCGTCCGTGCCGGCTTCCCTCCAGTCACCCTTGGTGACAACCTCCGCAACGCCGACGCCACAGTCTCTCCTCGAGTCGAGCATGTGGTGATCGATGGCAACTTCTGACGATCGCACTTCCGAGACCGAACATTCTTGGCAACCTCCCAAATTCCAACACAGTCAGGCCAACTCGAGAAACTCGCCTCGCTTACGCACACCCGTAGCATGTTCGTAGCCAACGTGACCTGATTCTCCTCAGACTTTCCAACTTCACGCGGAACATTTGAAACGCTAGGGAGGTAAGAAAATTCGGAAAAGTCTCTTGAGCTAGGCTGGAATTCTCGACTCGAGAGATCCATGGAAATACTTCGAGGGGTTACCCCGAATAATTCGCCTCGCCCTCCACCTACCATCAAAAGCCCAACCCCCCCGCAAAACATATACCCCAACCACGTTGCCCATCTCATTGCTGCTCCTGTCCCCCGCCTTGCGAAGCTTTGATTCTAGTGGTACTTTCCGATTTTCTCAAGTTTCTCTAAGGAGTGGAAATGCCTAGTGAATTTCGGACAGCTCTTTGGATATGCTCAGACTGCGGACGTTCCGCATCCGAACGAGTTCATCCAAAAACCGATGGAGACCTAACGAAACTACCCCCGCCCGACGGATGGTCGCAAACTGGAGACGCTCCACCGTACGACCTCGTCTGCCCGAGTTGCGTCAAAAAACATGAGCTAGCCGTCCAACGCACCACCGCTGCGAAAACAGACGCGTCGATTGCAACAATCACTTATCGAGGAATGCCCCGCGAAGAAGCCCTTGCCAACTGGCGCGAGCAGCACATCTGCCTACAGTGCGCCAACAAGCCAGTTTGCAAATTCGCACATACCGATCTGCCAGACTCGTCAGTCTGCCAAACAATTACGCGGTGTAAAGCATTCAGAATGCTGACAGATTGACGAAAAGCGGAGTACAATTACTTCGCGCTGCCAATGGTATCGGACGCCTTCCCCACCGATTCTGTTGGCGGCGCCTCCTTAGGCGTATTGGATGCATACTTAGGAGAGTGAAACGCGAGCAATTCAGGAAGGCCTGCCCCTTTGCGTTTCGCTAACGTCTTGATCACATCGTATACCCAGGTGCTCATAAGCCCGGCCGTCGCATAGTAGAGAACCCGCGAGGCCACCGACCTTGAGTCGAATCCTCCAGCGGGTATGCCAGGAATGAGCCCGAAAAGGCATCCAAGAAAAACAGGATGCAAGGGAAGCATCTTGCGCCCCCACCACAAGAAGGTGCTCAAAAACCCAGCATGCAGAGTTCTCCTCGGCGCCCACACCGTCGTCTTCAGAACCTGCATCAAAACTGCAGCGATGCACGAAAATGCAATGAACGACCAGTGCCCAGCAAAAAATTCCTCAGTCATAGACGGCCTCCAAGCTAGGGCGAGCGTCTCAGAACCCGACCCCACTTCGACAAAACCTCCCACTGCTCGCGCGTGACGAATCCAGACGACCATCCTATCAGGGCTGAGATCGAAGATGCACTGCCCATAAAGTGAGAAAGATGCTCGTGCAGCTCCGGCCCCGTCTTCGAGACGGCTGTCTTTGTCTCATCGCTTCCAGGAGCGGCAACGAACTTGTAGTTGCCAAAGCTCGGAATAATGACGTCGAAGCCAAGCTTTTTCCAGTCGGCAAGCCCTTGCTTCACCTGGGCTTCCCCAACCACGTAGAGCTGGGGGCTTCCATAATCGACCTCGACCTCCGCGTTGGAAACCCCAGGCTTGGCGAAGGCCTCGAATGGAAACGTCTTATGACCTCGCGGCAAACCGTAGCTTGTCATCCCGAGCACACGGTCCGAACCGAGATACGCGCGAGACTGAGCAAATAGACTGTTCGCCTCGCGTACCTGATTCTTGAGACCCAGCTCTGGGTCGAGCAGCCAACCGTCGACGGAACCGTTTGTGCATTCGATCATGTTGTGGAGGAACAGATCAATCCGATCGTGCCAACAGTAGCCCCAAACGTGTGCCGACACCCCAGCGGTTTTGAAGGCGTCAGCGTAATTCTGCACTTGGATCGGCTTGTTGACCCAGACCGAATTGTTTTCGTCGTGCCAGGGGCCTCCAATCGCTACCCACGAAATGCCTCGCTTGGCGTACTGGTCGGCTAGACGTGGCGGATCCAATTTCTTTGAATCGAGGTGGCGGAGGTAGAGACCGATACCGGTTGGGATGCTCATGATATTTATTAGGCTCGTGTCAAGGAGTACCACAAATCGTAATTATCACAGATGACGAAACGTCCATTGACGTACTTTATGCAGTTAGGATACGCAATAGTTGCGGCTCCAGAAACATCACCAATCTCTGCCTCAGACCACACTTTACCGCCACCCGTAGAAACTTGTGAATGATGCGAACCAGCCGCAATGTTTACCGACCTGTACGAAGCCACTCCATACACACTAGACGCAAGATTCGCAATCGTCCAGGTCGTCCCATCTTGTGACCAATACGCTTTCGTTCCGCCAACAGCAATGAATCGGTCTGCGGTGCCATCGTAACAAACACCAAAGAGTTCAGATGGTGGGGAAGATAGGCCTCCAGATACATCGGTCCACGTCGTACCGTTCGTCGAACGCATGACGAATGCGGAGCTGCTTTTCGATCCGACAGCTACGATTATTCCATTGTTATTACTTGCGACGGAATTCAACGTTGTGATACTAGAAGGAACTGTTGCTGCAGACCACGACGTCCCAGCCCCGGAATACCATGCTTTGCTTTTACCAACAGCAACTACGAGGTTGGCATTCGGGTCATACGCGAAAGCGCGTATCTCATCTCCAGTAGTTGTTGATGCAACAGTCTGTGAAGTCCACGACGAACACGTTCCGGTATTTGCCGTCTCAACAATTGCACCAGAAGCATTCTTTCCACCAACAATCGTCAAACCAAGAGATGTAACATAAATGACGCCAGTGATAGCAGTTGGCGTACTACCGAAGGATCCGCAGGCAGCCCAGGTATAACCCAAATTCGAGTAGATTGCGTGACACGTTGGTCCTGCAGCAAACACGCCAATAAGGATATAGTTTGCTCCGTTGTGTGTAATATCGTAAGGCGCGTAGCTAGATCCACCATACACATCATCGAATGGTACAGCTTCTCGTGTCCAGTTCCCTCCAATAAGCATCGCAAAATCGCGATTCACCGCACCAAGATGGTTGAGTATGGATTCTAGTTGATCGCCGATAGATGCCGCTGAGATCGGAAATTCAGGGTAATTTATGGGGGATATTGCTGCCGATCCAACTCGATCGGATCCAGCGTTGGCCACTAAGTCGGTCACAATCTTGTCAAGCTGCGCTTCAACCGTCGCAGCCGGGTTGGTTGTTGAATCTTTCCACACCGGCCCCCCTGCATAATTGACCGCTGAGGCCACATGCTCACTAGATGTACCAGCTTTGTGTAGCGCGAGATCGGAGCCACTTCCAGAAATTGCATCGGCGAGAACTTGGACCGCCGCTTCGGTTGTCCCTACACCAACACTCGTTCCACTTGTCGTAGTAATCGCCCACTGACGACGTGTTGTCAGTACGTTAGCATTCAGAATCTGGGTCTGCCCGTAAATGAGCGTGATGTCCGCCAAGAGGATCTCGTCGGAACGAAGGACGGGCGGTGTCCCTGGCGGCGTGCCCTCGGCGCCCTGGGCCACGTGAATCTCGTAACTCTCCGCCTTGTCGAAGTAGACGGTTGCCCCTGCGAGATCGAGACGTGGGTCTGAAACAACACGCTTGAACTTCGCGAAGACGCTGAGCTTCTTCCCGTTTCCGGGCGTCGTCACCGCGGTCGAGTTGGCGTTCTCGTCCACCGAACAGTTGACGTTTAGTAGGGACGTCCAACAGATACGCTGCCCGAGCTGGTCGTAGATCGTCGCGCCTACAATATCGACCGTCATGTTTGTAGTGCCGGCATGCTGGGATACGCCTCCACCTGAGGTGATCCCGATAATGCCGTTGTCGAGCGCCCAGTTCTGTTGTGCGGCTTCACATGCGTCGAACGCTTGGCCCAATTCTTGCTCTGATACCTTTTGCCCCGAGAACCAATCATAACTTTGCATGACCGACTCCATCTTGCGCGCGGTGACGTTCCGTGTTAGGTAGCAAAAGGTGGAACGAACACCAACAGGAATTTGTGAACGTTGTGGCGCCTCGTTCCGAAAGCGGCACAAACGCTCGCGTTTTTGTTCGAGAAGCTGCTTCGCCCAATGGAAATTTGGACGGGATAGCTACAATCAAGTCATCGACGTTCCAGGAAGCGAGCGTCTGCGCACTTGTAACGTCTGTGCCAAGCCATTCGTGGGACGCCCCGACGCTATACGGGTGGGACGAGCGAAGTTCTGCTCGAAAGAATGTAGAATCATTGGAAGGGATTTCAACACATACCAGGAATCCCGAACGGCTACTGATTGGTACCTGAACAACGGATGGAAGGCCACGCGGCAAAAGTTTCTTCTGGGCTTTCCAGCATGCTCGTTGTGCGGAGCGACTAAGCAGCTCCTCGTCCATCACGTCATTGACCCGTGGCCCACTAGAGATCTTGATCTGCTCAAAGACCCGGCCAATCTCCGAATGTTGTGTCGCGCATGTCACGGCCGTGTGCATCGGGCTCCACGAAAGCGCGCCACGTGCTTGTCCTGCGGAATCCCCTTCGAGTATTCTAGGAATCGCTCTGCGAAGTACTGTTCGCATTCCTGCTACGTGCAGCACAAGACGGTAAAAACGGTGCCTCGCTCGTGCATACGCTGTGGAAAGGTATTTCGACCTACCTGCGAGTCTGGCCGTTTTTGTAGTTGTGCGTGCGCGGCCAAAGAAATCGGCGAGACGAAGCTTGCTCGCCGACCACAGATCACATGCACGGTCTGCGGGCAAACCTTTACCATGTCGCCAAGCCACTACGCGCGTCCTCGAAAGTTCCCTGCATGCTGCTCTCAGGCGTGCGTCCATAAACTTCGGTATCCTCTACGTTGACGCATGCAGTTTCCAGTTACCGCTCCGGATGCCGCCACCCAGCCACGAGTACCCGAGCACCAAGTGGTCAAGCTTCGCCTCTGGCAACGCCGGCTCGACGATGCGTAGCAAGTGCGTGTGCCCAGGCTTCATCAACTCGGCGATGTCCGTGATACGCTTTCGTTCGATGTCCGTCAGTGCCCGTAGGCTGACGATCTCGAACGTGTACAGCATTCGCTGTGCGCCATGACCCAACGTCGCTGCGCCCGTCGGCTCCTCGGCAACACTCGACAACGGGTTGCCTACTACCTGTGGGCTCAGAGCGTCAAATGTGGATTCGTTCGAGAGCGTCCAGCCAAGGCCATTGAAAATATTGATCGTAACTTCCAGCCCCAGAAAAAACCGAATCACGTTGCGGAGCCCAATCGACGTACCCTTCTCCCGGTACATGTCGACGAGCACCTTCAGAAGACGCCGCTTGTCCACCACCTCGAGTTCCGAAAACGAAAAGGGGTTCCCGAGGTCGAGCAGCATCCAGTCGAGCCACTTCTCATCGGCGAGGTCCACGTCCAGAATTCGTGTCCAATCGTCGATGAGCTTGAGCAGCAAATCGCACACGTCCTGAAGGCAGCCGATGAACCGCGCCAGCTCACCGGTCACATCCTCAGTACGGTTGATCTGCGGTATGAACTCGAGCAACTGCCATCGGCGGCCCACAGGCCAGGGCTGGCTCAGCGTAACGAATATGGCCTCATCGTTTGGGGTGACGATGATATTCCCGTAAACGTCAGCGACATTTGCGACCGTGAGCAGATATTGGCAACCCCAGCTCAACTCCGTGTCGACTTCCACGTCCACCGTTCGGGTATCAACCGGGGTGACCTCGTAGGCCACGACCTCGACGGACGGAATCGACGCTCTTGAAAAAACGTAGTTTGCTGGGTTGAGCGCGTCGTCAGTGTTTGTTGGGCTGACCTGCTTCACAGCCTCGTTGAACACAACTCGCACGAACGTCTGAGAACGCACTTCGGCGGAAACGAGCTGGGGCGTGATGTTGTCAGCGGTCCGAAACGTGTACTCGTCATCGAGGACCGTGGAGACCACCACGCCAACGGTATACTCTGTGTCCGGGTCGAAAACGCCCGTAGGGGCAAACACCAGACGAAGCGTGGCTGCGTTCGGGGTAGTGTCTGTCCCAGCCCAGCCCGCTTGCCAGTCCGCCCCGTCGAACACCAGGGCGTCATTGACGCGAACCTCGACGTCCCCAAGCGTCGGGGCCACACCACTTCCAGAATGAAGCTCCAGCTCGATGTCGGCATCGGTCGGAACTCCATACTCGGAATTTTCAGGAATTCTGTTGATAAGCTGGGTGACCGGAACGAAATTAGCACCGCGATGCAAAGCGGTATCAAACCCAAGAACTCCGTTTCCCGTCCCACCTGTAACCTGAACCGATGAGCCGTATCCCCAGGTTGCCGACGTAATTCGGATCGCCCCAGCTTCCCCACTCGCGACCGCTCCAGTAATTCCAGTCGACGCCCCCAACACCGCCAAAACTTCAGCCAGCGTTGCGTCGGCTACATCGACGAAATCGATGGCATGGAACGTAATCGTTTGCGTTCCACCCCCATCGATCTGAACGGTAAGCGTGTCTCCGTCGACGAGCGCGAACGGCTCCACCCCACCAGACAACACAGTGCCCTGGGTTGCATCTCCAAGGTCTTCTCGGATGAGGTCAATCTGAACCGAAGGGAGTTGAACTCGGATCGCCATCAGCCCGCACACCCTCGAAGCTGCAGCTCGTCAAACCAATCCAGTACCTTGGACTTCATCCCAGGGATGAATTCGTCTCCGGACATCTGCTCAACGGATTCCTTCATGAACCACCCAGAGTCCCCACTCAACAAAGCCGAGCCCACCTGAGCCTCATACAAACAAAGGAATCGAATCCCGGGTATAATCCCACTTTTCCACGGAATTTCATAAAACTCGTGCACCCCGTGGAATGACACGACCAGTCCTAGCTCAGCTCGAAAAATTCTGCGCACCCCGTCCTGAAAAGTCTCATGCGCACGCAGGCACCCGCCACAGCCATCCCTACAACCCTGAACAAACTCTTGATCACCTGGCAAGCGTTGGAGCAACACCGACCACATGCCCTGCAATCGGCGGAAGCATAACCCCGACACGTGTACTTCGAGCGGAAGCGGCGCCTTCTCTCGAAGTTCCCGTACGGACATTGGTATCATGCAGCCTCCAATGTCAGCCGGACAGAAATGGTGTTCGTGGCGCCCCCTGTTGCCCCAATCGTTGGAATGCAAATGTCAGCGAGCACGAGCCCTCTCTGCTCGGCTCGGAGATACCTTGTGTAACACGTTGTTGAATTCAGCCGCGCAGACAACTTCCAGACGGCCCCCTCCAGCACCAATGGAAGGGCCACCTTGATTCGCAATCGTACTAGGGTCGCCTGGGAATCAAACGCGATAGACGACTGGGCAACCTGAACGTAGTTTCCAATTTCAAGGTAGACGTCTTCTCGAATTTGCGAACCAAGCTCGAAAACGTAGACGCCGTCTGGAGCCCCCGATACAGCGAGCCTCCCAAACTTGCGACCCAATTCATGCTGGAACGCGCTCAGTGCCATCCGCTGACGTCCCTATTAAAGCTGCCTGGCAATTTCGATCGAATCAAGATACGCCCGTCTTGTCACGTCTTCGACTCGAAATGCAAACCCAGCACGTCCCGAGGTAAACGGAACAGATCCAGTGTTGATCCCGAGGGCATCGTCGACGAAGCCTTCCACGCTCGGAATCCGTGGGCCTTCCATTCCTGCGATGGTTTCCCATACTGGAGCCGTCACGGCATTCACCGTCAGGTCGTTCGCAAAACACTGCAGAACGACGTCGCCCGAGCCCTGCACGATAAAATCTAACCTCAGTTGGAGCCAAGTATCTTCCTCGAAAGTCTCGGTGCTCCGCATGAGAATGTGGCTTGTCCCGTCTGGATCGGCCGCCAGGTCTGGCAACCCGGTCAGAATCGATCCCTTCCGAAGCACGATATGATGGGGCGACTCATCCCCAAGCCCAAGAAGATAGCCGGAATCGGATACAGCTCCCCCTTGAAGGCCGATAAAAAAGAACGGAGCAAACCCAATCGCGCCCCCTCCAGGAGCACGCTTGATAGCTCCTCGAATGGATCCCCCCTTGGCCATCGGTGCAAAGCCAGACAGGCTACAGCATAGCGCGACCGCGCCATCCACGATGGCCAGTGAGTTGAACCCGTAAACAAAGCTTCCCCCACCATTTGGGGGGACCACCCCAGCGGTCACACCTCGTGCGACGCTCCCCGACCCCAACCCGCCTGTAAGAAATGCCCAGTCTGCCTGCGCCATGATTCCCTCAGCTATCCAGCTCGGTCACCCAAAACGACCGATCATCATGTACCACAAAATGCTCGCCAGATCCGAAGTCTCCTATCGAAATTGGAGACCCAGAAATTGTCCATGACACCTGAAACGTATCGGTCGTCTTGTTTTGCACGAAATAACGCATATTTGCATACACGCCTTCCGGAAGTTGGCCGTCTTCGTTCCGAAAGGTTATCCGCCACAGATCTGACAATCCATGGGAAAGACATGTAAACGTGTCCGTCGCCGGGTCTGCCGCCACCTCCCCGAGGTCTGGCTTCAACACGTTGAAGCTCTCAATCGTATCGGTCACCATGAAGGCAATGAAAAACACAGCGAATGTCAGCTCGCTGCCAGCGCCGCTCGCTGGAAACTCCCAGTTGTAGACGTTGTTCCATAGCTCCTCGAAATCCTCTACCGTTTCCGAGGTGCCCGCAGAGTCAAAAATCGCAGCCGTTAGATCGGAAGGCTCAAACGCCCCATGGAACAAAGTCCCAGCAGGCCAGCCCTCGTCAAAATCCTCGACCGGCTCCGATCCAGAGGCCTCCGTCACGTCGACGGCGAAAAACTCACCGACGATGTGATCAAAATAGAAGACCCCCTGCGCCCCCAAGCTCCACAGGGTCTCAAAATTCTCGTACCGGGAAGGAGCACCAGCCGTGGAATTGAACGCCACAGGATCCAAATCGCTGTAGTAGCCCACAAAACCGTGCACAAGCCCCGTGCTGTAGCCTGACGGCCACTCCCCCTCGAACTCCTCACACGCCCCTGTCAAAGTTCCAGCGCCAAGAATCGAGACCACAAACTCAGCGTAGTCGAGCGCGGTCGACGTCTCCGTGACGCTCCAGCCATTTGCGTTCCCAGGCTGAATTCCCGTCGCTTGATCCTCGAAGCTTCCGTTCAAGATTGCCACTTACAGCGCGCTCCCCGTCGAGCCGTTGAGCAACACGACGTTTCCGAGAGTTGGAAATTGCTGTACCCCAATCGAGACGTCGCTACGTTCCCCGTTTAGCAACAAAGCCCCGAGGGTGTCCCCAATCTTCCGAACGCCGGTCGTGTCGCGAATTACGTTGAACACGTCCGACCAGGCGATCTCGTTTATTGGGTCGCCATTCTCGTCCTGCATGTAGTAGCCAAAGTTTACGGTCGTGTTCGGGCTCCCGTCGTACGTCTCGATCGCAAAAAATGACGTCAAATTCGCAAGAATTCGAGCAGAAACGACACTCGCTGTCTGACCCGCCGACAAAAACACGGTCGCCTGCACGTCGACTGGCAGATATTCAGGATCCTCCACGCTCACAAGGAACGTCAACGTGTTTGGATAGGTCTCTGTAACCGACGTGAGCACAGCATCCTTGAGTAGCTGCGTCGGGAGACCACCCCCAGTTGGGATCACATGGAGCATGCCCTGGTTTTCTAGAATCCCAGGACGTTCATTCGAGGTGAGCATCAAGGCACGGCTGACACCCGACACGCGCCGGGCGTTGATCTCATAGTCCTCACGACTGACCGTCCTCGTCAGCGTGCGCAAACTCTCAGGCCCGTAAATCCGAATCTGCTCGAGCCCATCCCGATTGAACCCGTTGCTCGCTGCGGCCGGATTCGTAACGGACATCACTACAGCATTCCCAAACTCGTCTTTGTATGGAGCATCCACCCTTACGATGGAGTTGCTCTCCACGTTCCCGTTCACGCCCCCACCTGTCTTGTAAAGCACCGAAATGTTTCCGACAGGGACGCTACCGGAAATCCCGTTTCCAAACCGAATTGTAGCTCGGTCGTTCTCGTCAACGGTCACGGTAAAGTGGGCGCTCGTGGATAGCGAATCAAGAAAGTTATCAACCTGGGTGTACACTCCGTCTGCAGATACCCTCGCTGAACTGTCGAGATACGGGTAATCGTTCAGAATATATTCCTGATTCGGCAGCCCAGTCGATACGAAAACCTGTAAACTGAACGCACTATTCTCGACAATGATGGCCGCTACGGGCGGATTGGTTCCAGCAGGAATCGTTGTCGCAAGCAAGGTCTGAAAAATAACTGGCGTCGTAATCTGTTCCGTGCGAAATGTCGACCGGGCCGGAATGAGAACGTCACCGACTGGCACGGCTGCAAGAGTGACGGTCAGATTTGCCGTCGCCGCAGCCGATCCCCTCGGCAAGTACCCAATGAGCTTTGTCAGGGCCAGCATATTCTTTCGAAGTTGCGCCGTGCTGATTCTCGATTCACGAGCTTGGTTGTCCTGGTAGAACAACAGCACGTCCCCAACGAACGCAAACAACTCAAGAAGAAGGTTGCCAAAATTCGCGACGTTGAAATCGGTCCACTCGGGGAACGCTGACCGCGCCAGGTTTATGAGACGCACACGAAGACTATCGAAATCTTTCTCGGAATACGTGAGGTTGGACCCGAGCAATGACGTCATGGGGGCATCCTATCCCAAAGACCTTCAATTAACCAAGAGGGATCGTCGCCTCAATGCCCGGCATCAACACAGCGTTGCTGGCGCTGTTTCTCGAAATGATGTCAAATTGAGCGCGGACACCAATGGCTACCTCTCCCAAGCCCTCGACGTCCTCCGCGATGATCTCCACGTTCGTCACCTGAACCCTAGGCTCCCAGCGTGTAAGCGCCTCAACGACACCGATCCTAGCCAATTCCCTCGTGGTATCGTCGTTCGCTCGATGGCGTACCATGTACAACGACGATCCAAACTCATCCCTCCAGGGAAGCTCCCCTTGAAATCGTCCGGCTGCCGAACGCGTACCAAGCACCTGCCCTACGCACGAGGCAACCAAGCGCACCCCATTGGCCGACGCAAAATCAAGCTTGCGGTCCCGGCGGAATGGACGGGTAAGGCCGCTTCCAAGAAAATCTCCGCCTCCAATGAGTGCCGGCCCCTCGCTCACCTGCGGCAAAACGGGGACGCCAACCGTCGGAGGAGTTGGTTCCGCAGGAATTGGTGGAGTGCTCCATGTCGAATCCATGCTCATGTATTTCTCCTATGCGCCTTCAATATTTCCAGCGGAATCAACTGCCCAAACGCGTACTCGAATTTGTGTCCCAGTGGGCCACCCATGGCGCCTTCGCACCACGTATTCAAACCCATTCTCAATAGCAGTTCTTGACGATCCCAATCGGTACATGGATGTAAACGATAGCCCATCATGAACCAATTCCTGAATACCCGTTGATATAATCTCCACAGCCGCAAGTATACGATTCAAGTTTCCAGTCGAGTCTACTACAGAAAAAATGATCGGGTCGGCCACTCGTAACGTGTCTAGTTCTCCAGGATAAATATAGGTGACAACTGGACTGATGACGTCAGCAGATGCAAGCGGAGCTACCCACTCGATTGCCTCTGGTACAAGTTCGCCGGCCCCCCAGTTTGGTGGTGGCAGATCTAAAAAGACAGTAGCCACCGAAATACAATCGGCACTCGCCTGAGCTATCGAAGGTGGCATGTCGAGAAATACAACGTTTACCGCGTTCCACGAAGTCGCCATCAGATAACGACCCCCCTTCCGTGCCAAGCGTAACAAAGACCCTGCATAGCATGGAACCACTCCTTATTGGTTCCAAACGGAGACCACAACGCGAGATTCGTTCTGCAATGGCCGAAATTCTGATTCGTGGATTCTATCAAAGAGAACTGCCCCAGAAGGCCGGCCCAATCCACAAAGGCCATAAACGGGCGAACGGATTCTTTCCCACTCCAGGGATTCGCCTTCGCATTCGTCATCGCTTCTGTGACAGCCGTACTCGTCCCCATACCAGCCGACGCCAAACACGTTTGGGCGGCTAGCCCATATTTCCCGAAGGCACAGCCCCAGTACGTCCACGCGTATGTGAGATTGGCGAAATGCAGAGATGTGCAAATCTGCGAGCCGTCCTTTTGTTGTAGATGGACAAACGTGTCCGAAAAGGCCCTTCTGGTGTCCCCAAGAAAGCCCATGAAAAACGCCGAGTGTACCTGCGTCGCTCCAGTATAACGAAGCGTTCCAAGCGTAAATGTTTCGCCATCAGTCAAAAGACTAAATCGCACCGGCCATGCGGATACCTGTAAAGTACCAGTAAACCCATAGTAATCCGCAGCGGCCGGGCGATAGACTTCGCTCTTGTCAAGAGCTATATAGCGAGACGTTGAACGCTGGTCGTCGGTGTAGAACTGGAAAGTATCCGTGTTTAGAGCACAGTTTTCAGGCGATGATGCCCACCTTCCAAGTGGATAATCCGCACCACCTGTATAGGTGGTGCCAAGTCGATACTTCCAACGCCACTTTGAGCTGTGAGTAGACTCAAGGCAAAAACCAGAGCCAGATCCTCCAACACTTGTAGGCCCCACTACTGGAATGTCTGCGGGATCTAAAATACGGAACGCGAGACCCGTGGCCGCAGTCAAAAACGATGTACCGTCGTCTCGAATGTCAAGAATAGCTTTAGCACCTGTGCGCGAAAGTACCTTGTAGATCCCGCTGTTCCCTACGTTCACCAAATCGACAAGACAGACAAAGCGTTCAGTCGTAATGTCAGCATCCGTGAATGAATAGCTAGCCGTTGAGAATGTGTTGTTCCCTGTCTCAATGACACCATCAGTACCGCTCCCGCGAACCTTTGCCTCATACCAGCTTCTACAAGTTGATGCGGAGTCAATGTACACCTGGCCGGCTAAGACTGTCCCATCCTCGTCAACAAGCTTGAACTTGCAAGCGGTCACCGTAGAGTGTGACGTGTAACCGAACTGATATTTTGTCCAGACGCCACCGTTGTCCGGGACAGCCCCAGCGAGCACGTAGCTACCATTCCCATTGTCTATGTACACCTTGAGCTGGTGCGTGCAGTTATTCCAAACCCAAATTGTGAATACGTACGCCTTGGAAGCTTCCATAGAGACAAAAGATGCGCTCTGAACTCCATCTCCCGTCGCGGACGTTGTGAAAGTCAGACTTCGATAGCCGGAATACTTCTGAGAATCGCTCTTTGCTCGAGTCGCGGTCCCCACAACCGACCAGTTAGCAATACCCGCGTCATCCATGCAGCCGTCAGTTATGTGACTACAAACTGTAATGCTTGCCGTATCGCACTCCGCCTCGAGCTTCCACCCCAAAAGTCGTAGAAAGTGGAATAGAAACCAGGCACTGCCTGAGTGTTTACTCACAGAGGACAAAGGAAGGTCTGTTATCCAATGATTCATGCTACGCTCCTATGTCAACGTTGTTATTGGTGGGTACTTGTCAATACCAAAGGAGCCTGCGCTAGGAAGCAAAACAGCCCCTGGAGATGTCCTGAATGTATTCAAGGCGTTCATGAATCTCCAATCTTGCCAGTTCACGTTTATCAACCTGAATGGTAGCTTCCCTCGGCGGTAGCCACCAGCCAAAGCGTCGGGCATAACAACCCATGGATAGATTGTTGGGACTTTGATAGCGTCACACGTCATCCACCCGTACGGCGCAGAGATACCACCTGAAATCAAGTCATACGACCCAGCAGCAGATTCATCCGAAAAGGCTTTGGGACGCTCCAGAACAGGGCTAATCTGTGTATCCGTGTAGCTGAGCATGTTTATCACGTTGAAGAATCCGTTTGTGGTCATTGGATTCCAGGAATTGGCGTAAGCGCACAAGCAACTTGTAAGAAAGCGAGGATATAAATCCGTCGGGGCTATTGTCGAAACATCTAGGGTTCCACCCGCTATGCCGTACCACGCTCCCTGGTGTTCTCCAGTATTGATGTAGTTGTTATTCCACACCATGAACAGATCTCCAGCAATATCCGCATTGATACGAACAACGCGAGTTTGCCACGAGTAGTCATGGTTGAAAACAGCCGTATACGTCTTAGCCCCTGCGTAGTCTCCCTTAGGTAGACAATCAATCACGAACCGATTGGCAGTTACTCCAGAGACGGTAAGTCGAAGCTGATATTGATTCCCAGAACCGGGGGCCTGAAGAACTGTCCACGCCCCATAGGCCAGCATCGCCGACTGTCCACCGATATGGATTCTTCCTGTGAGATTCGAAGCCGCTACCCACGGCTTCGTAACGCAATAGTCATCGAGGATGAGGGTATCCGTTCCAGCGACAGCTCGAATGTTCGCCATAATACAGTTTGCGTCGTTGTTCGGATCTCTGAGGGAGATTATACGCCCAACGTGAGCGGAAACATTTCCAGCGACTGTCTTGATTAGGCTCGGGCTAGCTGGGTCAACGTAGAAATCAGTGAGCGTCGTGATTACGTTGCTCGCCCAAGCCGCGTCTCCGTTGTTTGCCACTTCAGTCCAGCCCGCAAGAAGGAAAATCTCTCGGTAGAGCCAAGCCGTGAACTTCGCGCCGAAGTCTGTAGCTCCATAGAAAGGAGTCACGCAGTTTCTTATGTGAATCATTAGGTGACCTCCCTAAAAAATCATCAGTGGTGGATAAATATCACATCCTGTGATTCCTGCACTGTCCACGAGCAACTTTCCAGGAGCTGTGCGATGCTCTCCCTGAGCATCAGCGATCAACCAGTCTCCCCACTGTTCGTGAACAGTACGCCAAGGAAATCGCCCTCTTCGATAACCGCCACTTGGTACGTCACCAATCACAACAAATGGATACTGCCGGGCGGTACGCCCCTGAGAGTTGAACCACCGGTCTACGTGCCAAATCCCAGAAGTGTACGTGAGATCACTCATATACTTAAGCCCTTCGATGTAAGAGGCCACAGGCTTAGAAAGGTGGTCGAGCATGTACACTTGCCACTGGAACCAGTCCCATCCGGGGGTTGTTCCCGCCCACGACGTGTTTGCATTAGCCGCTATGAAGTAGGGGTATACGTCCTCGACAGGCGTATCAGTGAGTCTCCCTCCACACCAAATGTAGGGACCGTTGATAGCTGTACTGGTGTAACCGTTCCAATCAAATAACATGAAATTCTCTCCATCAATGTCTGCATTGATGAGAGAACGCCGCTCTGTCGTTCCGTACGCCCAGGTAAACCCTCCTGTTATACTCTTGAGCGTCGAATAATCACCCGTCGGGTATGCATAGATCCACGGTCTATTCGCAGTTGTTCCAACTTCCAATCGAATCTGAAATCTATCCGATTCCGTCCCAGGAGCAGCAAGAACGGTCCACGCACCAGCCGTCAACAAATTCGTCTGCCCGAAAACATGAACCTTCCCAACGAGCCCAGTCGCGGAAATCATCGGCCTCGCAATGCTCGACATGTCAATGAAGAGTGTCTTCGTGTCGTAGCCGATAATATTTGCAATAAAGCAATTGGAGTCGTTCAATGGATCCTTCAAGGTCAAGGCAGAATTCGCAGGTGGTGTAGAGAAACCAGCCGCTCGAAATACCTTCCCTTGCTGGCTGGCGTCCACATACAAGTCAGAATACGAAGACGAATAATTTGAGGCCCAGGCTGCATCCGCATTATTCGCCACTTCCGTCCACCGGCCCGCAAGTAGCACCTCCCGATGAAACCACGTCGAAAACTTGTAGTGAGCACTGTCACTCCCATATATTGGCGTCTTGACGTTTCGTATGTAAATCATACCGGGATCAACTCCTTCATCTCACGAAAGGCAGCAATCAATTTGCGAATTTCAGTTGACGCCTTCGAGAGATCCTCATCGATGGCCCCAACCTGGGGCACCTGAGGACATCCTGGGATCAAAGAAGCGAACGCGTTGAGCAGGTCGACCAGCGAACTCATTGGCTCGGACGCATTCCGGATATTCTGAATCTGCGCGGCCTGCATTTCCGAGCAGCACTCCGCCCCCTGCTGCAAAAAGGTTAGGCCATGCGTCTGGGCCACCGCGACCGCACGTACGATGCGTGCCTCCTGCCGGCCTAGCGCATCGATCGCCGACGCGATTCCCTCAAGGTAGCCCAGCAGCACCTCGACCATATCGCAGAGCATGGCGGGTATGCAGAGCAGCGGCAGGAAGCTCGCGAGCTTCCCGAGCTTTTCGAACACCTCTTCGGCTTCCTTTGCCAGTTTGAAGGGATTCGTGATCAACGCCTTCACAAGCTCGCCGACGGCGAGCAGGCATCCAACGATGTCAAACAGTGGCTGGAGCGCGGCGATAGCAGCCGTTGACTGCGCCATGATTTGTTGAGCTAGATTCAACTTTGGCGCGTTGAGCCCTGGCAGTTGAACGGCGATGACCGCACCACCAGGAAATCGTATCCGTAGCCCACGGCTGTTCGTGGACAACTCCGGACAGAGTTGCCCTTCAGGCAAATAGTTGAACGGAGATATTGGGGCTAGAGGTCCTGTGGTCAAATCGGTTCTCCGCTGGGCAACACAGGTCGCCCGTTGATAACGACGTTCAATCCTTCGATGTTTATCGTACCGACAGAATTGATCGACAAACTTGCGGTGCTCAAGATTACCATCTGCCGGGTCAACCCGTTGTAGTCGATTCCATCACCTGAAACTTTGTCCTGCAACACCATTGCTGGGGTATCCGCGGAATCGTCCAAAACAATCAGCCATCGCTCGGTCTCGATGACTTTGACCTTCGGTGCTTCCGCTGGCGTTTTCCCAGTGATTCTCGCATTGAGTTGGCTTACCTGACCCGGAGCACTCCAATTTCCAGGCAGATAATTCACCTCGTCGACGTCGCCCTGATGACACCAGACCGCAACCTCAGCCCCGACGTCCGGCACAAAGAAAATCCCCCGCTCAGGGGACCCTCCCCCGACCGCCATCGGAAGCGCCCACGAGCTTTGTGGCTCGAGCATCCCAGGAACCCGTACCCGTACTCTACCATTTCGGAGAGGGTCGGCGTTGTCCGTCACTACCCCTCGGTACAGAGCCGTGAAGCGTGGGTCGCCTGCATCGTCAAATTCATCCGGCATCGTATCGCTCTCCTACTCCGGGTCGTAAAAGTCGCTCTGAGTTACATCCGGCCACGGCTCAAACGCTGCCGAATTCGGCGTGACGCAATTACCCCGAGGCACAGATTGGGTTGGATCGGACTCCTGCCCGGTTGCTGGCCGAAATGCCGTAACTGCGTCTTCATCTTGCTGCGCCGTCGGCGTCAACGTTTGAGGCGGAGGAGCTGGACGGGTCACGTTCGCTGGGTTTCTGCGGGTTTCTGCCAACGGAGAACCATCTGCGTTGGTGTCAAGACACGGATCCATCGCCGGCGTCGTGTTCGTGGTCCCCGTGTTTGGAATCCCAGGCTCCAACAGCTCGAGGCCGACCGCAGAGCGACTCGTCGTCGAATGGCCGCCCGAACCGTCGCTAATGCAATCCAACGAAATTGTGTAGCCTCCGGAATCAATTTTGTGAACAACCTCTTTCACGTAGTATTTGATCCCAAGCCGTCGACCCACCCCCTCAAGTTGGATTACGGTCTTCGCATACATCTCAGGGTCGCCAACAGCCTCCAACTTCATTTTGACTGCGGTTTCCTGATTTCTGCGCTGCAACGCCAAAGCTTCCCGACGAGCCTGCTCCGCTGAATTGCTCGAGGTTGGCTTCGTCACGGATTGCTGCGTCATTGAGTTCAGATTTGGATTTCCGATCACGGATTGGTTTGTAGTCTCAAATGGCAACAGCGGATCCATCACACGCCACTGGCCATTCTCCATGACTTCATACACAGGCGCCTGTGTAGGTGCATTGGCCTGAGCTGCAGGAGAAGGATTTACAAGCGCTGTCAGCGCATCCGCCGCAGCCGCTTCCATCGCTGCGGGATCTGCCCCGCCAACGTCAGCCGTAGGCGTCAAGCTTGGAACGCTGTTCAGCTCGCCTGCGGTGGCCTCCCCCGAGGTGTCACACCCGTCTCTCGCATTTCGACCTTTGACGCGTACCCCTCCCGGCTTTACAGTCAAATCGTTCTCAATGCTGATGTTGATTATCTCTCCCCTACGGTCTGTGAAGTAACGAAAAACTCTGCAAGGCCGTTGCCCAGTACGTCTCCGATGAAAATGAAACCCTTCGAAGTCAACGTAGAATTGAAACCCTTCCGCGGCCGCCAGTCGTCGAACGAACTGCGCGTCGGTGAGGCGTGCCTGGGTAATGTGTGGATGGACCACCTGTGTATCTTCGATGTCGAGCGTCTCCCATCCATTTTCCCCTGCAATAACACGAACTACGTCGGATCTCTTCGCATTCTCGAATATTTGATTGTGCGTAACCCTGTTCATTAGGAGAGAAAGGGCCTTTGCCTCGATCTGCAGCTCGGTAAAACCAGTGACCTTTGTGATCACCAACTGGCGAGCAGCCGCCATACGCCCAGCGTACCCCCACGACACGTTCAGGCGGTTGCCTTTCTTCCAGACGGGATCGTCGAAATTCTTCAGGTTGTAGTTGTCAACACGCAGCTTGAGCGAATCAGCCTTCCGCTCGCTGTCTGTGTACTCGAAGGACAACACCCGAACAATATCCTCTTGCGCGGCACCCGCTGAGTAGTCCTCCATCGTGGTGGCTACCGGTATGCTCCGGCCACCCTCGTCAAGAACTGTTACCCAAAAATATGGGTACGCACGCAAACCAAGATTGCTCGGGAGTGTCAACCGAATTTCCTCCTCGAGAAGTTGAAGATTTCCTCTTCAAGCACGCGTCGGGACGGAACGACCATCACGGAACCTACCGTCAACTCAATCGTGGGATCGTGAATGCGCTGCGGCTGAAAATCAGCAATGACCCACCACAATCCAGCCGCACGAGGGTAAGGTCGGAAATACTTTCCAGCAAGCGAAAACAACGAATCCCCAGATTGAACAACATGAAATCTGTTGTCCGCCCGTTGCTGGAACGAAAACGGAATTCGATCCGTCAGCCACAATGTCTTCTCGCCACGGCTTCGTAGCTGTATCCCGTACGTAAACGAATGCCTAGAATATTGCCGAGGGGGCATCCATCACCTCACTGTCGTTTCATGAGGACGCGTTGACGCTGGCGGACTGTAGCGTTGCTGGGTATTTGCCCGCACGTCCGCGCTCAAAAGTCGGAAATCTCGAATTTCCTCGAAATTCACTGAAGCCTTGGCGATATAGGAACGACCCTGATAGTTGAATTGTGTATGTGTGAACTTCACTCCCGATACAACACACGTGCAGGAAATCATCTGCGGCCACACAAACAACACCCTCGGAGGACCGCTTCCTTCAATCGAATCCACCTCGCCCTGCGGGTAACAAAGCGAAAAAAGAAACAACCGGTCTCGTCTCAGATTCCCAGCAGCCATCTGTGCAGACCCATTCCACCAAAACTCAGCCGGAAGTAGTAGGTTGTTGGTGTTGTTGTACTGGAGAACCTGATGGCTGAGGCCTGGAACCGTCAAACGATTCCAGGATACCTGCACCTCCTCATCAAGAATTTCAGGATTGTGCGCAACATAGATTGTCTCAGCCGTCGCAACATTCGTCAGAGACATTCGTGTCGGACTATGCACGACCGATGGAGGTATCGTCACACGAACTGGAGCAACTCTTTCTCGAGGAGTGTACGTTCCTTGTACATGGTGAGGCGTATACGCGACGGCCATCGGATCATGTTGTGGCGGCATCCTTGTAGGCATTCTGTGTTACTCCTCACAATGCATAATTTCAAAATAAACCATTACGGAATACCGTGTTCAGACGGTGTAGGAACCATTGAGAATGAAGTTTCATTCTCGTTACGTCGCACTTGTTCGGTTAGCCTCGCAAGAGACTGCCCGTCTACACTAATGTTTGAATGCAAAATTATTGTTTGCGTCGGCAATTCGGCACGAGGCGATATTCTTGCCTTAGGAAGAGGCTCCGCAGCCGAAGGTGGCGGTAGTGTGTATCCAGTGTTACTACCAGTCCTTGCAGATCGCGAACGTTGCACAGCTTCTTCTGCTAGCAACGCTCGACCTGTTAAGGGAGAAGGTGGAGGTGTATGAAGGGGGGCCGGACTTGGTTCAGGGATGGATCCTACTTTGCGAGGACTCGGAGCCGATTCTGAACGTAGCAATCGCGCATATCTATCTAGCACCCACGATGTCTCACGCTGTGCAATTCCAACTGGAGACCATCGTTGAAGTCCAACATCTGGACTAAACATCCATTTTATTGCAGCTCCAATGGTTATCATCACAGAAAGCATTGAGGTAATCATTGCAAACAAGCGAAGCAAAGAGTTTACAGCCGGAAGAATGTCATTAGCCAAAGTCGCTCCAAATCCTTTAGCTTCTGTATTCGCACCTCGCATCGCTGGTCCGAGCCCTGCATAATGTAGCGCGCCCCCTAAATCTCGGAAACTCTGCGCAATAAGATCCCACGAAATTCTAAATTCTTCTGCATATCCGTGCGCCACAACCATGAAAGTTGTAAAGGTTAGAGACAACCATGCAACCTTATTGATAACACTCGCCAAAGCATTCCCAATCCACCGACCAATATTCTCACCAAATCGACGCCACCTTACAGCAGGAGCTTCTGCAGCGTCAGTAACGTCTGCTGTATAAAGCCCAAGCATTTCAAGAAGCGGTCGAAACGTATCCCGAAGACCGCCGATTGCATGCCCAACTCTCCGAAATGTGAACTCAAATCCATGCCTAATTCCATCCCACATCACCCGAAGACCTTGATATATGCGCCAAACCTTTGTGGCAAAATCACGAACTCCAAGATTCTCTTCGAGTCGAGAGGTTAGGCTCGTCTCCTCGGTCAAACCGCCAGTCGTAAACAACTCCTTCATCATTCGGAAGAACAGCCTGACATGCCGAATTAGCCGCGTAAAGTAGGTTCCTATTCCCCCAATGTTGAACTTTGCAGCAATCCCAATCCCAACTAGACCAGCTACAAGAATCCCAAATGCGGCAACAAGAGGAAACACAAGAATCGACAGCGCAGCAAACGTCGCCAGTACAGTTGTGAACATTGGAATTACCAGGGCAATTCCAAACACAGAAACCATGAACGCGCCCATCGCAATCGTCGCCACGGAAATTCCAATGAATAGTCCGGCCAGCACCTTGCGAGTTATTGGGGACAAGGAGTCAAACGCGAGTGCAATTGCCCCCAGAAGTTTCCAGACGACTTTCAGCCCTGGGGCGAGCACTTGGCCAAGCGACTCCCCAAAGACGTCTCGAAGCGTCCCGGCCGCAGCAACCAAGCGATCACGTACCCCTATGAACGACTCCTCGACGATTCGCCGAAATACCTCTGCTGTCCCCCCTGCCTCGCGTTGCGCTTGAGCTAGATAGGCAACCGCCTCGGCATTCTGTACGACCTCTCCCGTCGGAAGAGTTATCCCTCGCTCTATCTGCCGTTTGATGCCCATGACCGCTGTCATGCCATACCGACCGACAAGGGCATTGGCTACCGCAGCACGCTCAGCCTCATTCGTGATGCCGTTCAACGCCGTCCCAAGATCCACAGCTATTTCCATGAAATCTCGGAATCGCCCCGTCGTCTCGTCGGTCAGACTGACTCCAAGTCGCTGCTTGACCTCCCCAGCACGCGTTGACAGATGGATGAGGGCGCTCGACACAGAGGCCGCCGCGACGGACGCAGCAACGCCTGTATTCCGAACCAGGCCTACAGCCGTAAGCATGGTCTCCAAACTCTGATGGGCCGCCCCAGCACCTCGGGACACGTTTCCTAACGCGATCTGCAATTCGTCGGCAGACAAAGCCGTCGTGTTGGAAATTGCCAGCAGACGATCGACGGCCCAACCAGCCTGATCGGCACTCAACCCAAACGAATTGAGAGCGGCCCCAACCGTTGCCGAAGCACGCTCGAGGTCAATCATCCCTCCAACTGCGAGATCAAGCGTAGCTGGCAAGGCAGCAATCGTCTCCCGAGCTGTGAGACCCAAGGCCGCCAATTCTCGTTCGGCCGTCGCTGCTTGAGCAGGAGAAAACCACGTTGTCGTGCCCGACACGAGTGTCGCCGCACGAAGCTGCACCATTTCTGCAGCAGTTGCCTGGCTGACTGCTCGCACCCTCGTGAGCTGCTGTTCCCACTCCCCCGCCACGTTTGCCGCCTGAAGCCCGGCACGCAAGCTCAGGATGCCGGCGGCCATTGTCGCAATGCCGGAAGTGACCCCCAGCATACCTGCCTGAAAAGCAACACCGGATAGCCGAGCACGCAACGCAGCCCTGTCGAGCGAAACACCAACGCCTTGAATTACTCGGCTGGCCCGATCACGGGCAGTCAAAATAAAGCCTAGCGAAAAATTGTTGAGTGCCATGGCCCGTCGTTGCCTCTCTACTTTATCTATGCTACTTGCCCGAATTTATCCAGAAGATTGTCGTCTTTAGGCGACAGGTGAATGGCGTTTTACTTGCGTTTGCTGAAAAAGGAATATACTGTAAGCCATGTTCACCGCAACGCGCATCCGCCTTTATCCAAACGCCACGCAGGAGAATGCCATGGTACGACAGTTTGGGTGTGTGCGGTGGGCGTGGAACGACGCACTTGCGGAGACGCGGCGTTTGTATCAGGAGACAGGCAAAGGACTCGGATACGAATCCATGGCCGGTCGCCTTCCCATACTGAAACAAGAGCATGAGTGGCTCAAAGAGGCCAATGCGCAATCCTTGCAGCAGTCACTACGCAACCTTTCCCGGACGTTTGTAAACTTCTTTGAGCGGCGTGCAGGGTATCCACGATTCAAATCTAAATTTGGTTCGCAGTCGATCCAGTTCCCTCAGGGCGTCAAGGTCAACGAGAAGCGCGTCTTCTTACCCAAAGTAGGGTGGTTCAAGGCGGTCATCCATCGCCCTATCGTGGGCGAAATCAAGACGGTCACGGTGACGCGCGAGCCATGTGGCCACTACTACGCCTCGATTTTGGTGGATGATGGTCGACCAGTTCCAGCAGCGTCGTTTAATGGTCCAGTCCTTGGGATAGACGTGGGACTCATCGACTTCGCCGTGACGAGCGACAAGAATCATTTTGCAAATCCCAAACACTTAAAGCTGGCGGAAAAGAATCTGAAGCGCAAGCAACAGAAGCTCACGCGCAAGGTCAAGGGCTCCAGCGGGCGCGATAAAGCACGTCGATTGGTGGCGCGGGTGCACGAGCGAGTCAAAAATAGGCGCAAGGACTTTGTGCACAAGGTTTCGACACGGCTGGTTAACAAAAACCAAGTGATCGCCGTGGAAGACTTGAACGTCAAGGGTATGCTGTGCAATCATAGCTTGGCGAAGGCCATCGCAGACGTGGGGTGGGGCGTGTTCACGCAATTTCTGAAATACAAGACGGCCCGGGCAGGGAAGGGATTGATCAAGGTCAATCGTTTCTATCCCTCGTCCAAGGCATGCAATGCGTGCGGGTGCGTTCGGTACAATCTTGATCTGTCGGTACGATTTTGGACGTGTGGCGACTGTGGGGCCAGCCATGATCGTGATGAGAACGCGGCGCGCAACATCCGAGATGAGGCGCAACGCATGATATGGGCTGGGATCATCCCGGCCTCTGCCCCGGGGACCGGGGCGGCTGCCGCTGGAGGGAACGTGAGTCGGGGCCGAGGGCGGAAGTCCTCGATCACGCAGATCCCGGTGAAGGCGGAAGCTGTCGCATTCATGCGACAGTAGTTCACTTCACTCCAAGTGAAAAGGTAAGACGATGGCCCAGTCTTTCCCCACGAAGACAACAACGCCTCCACCGGAAAGATGGAGACCGGTTCCGGACTACGAAACACTCTACTCCGTTTCAAGCGATGGGCAGGTACGCCGCGAACTGACACGCACCAGCGGAAAACAGGGTACGCTGAAAACGGTCGGCCCAGACTCCGCCGGGTTCCAATGCGTCTGCCTCAGCCGTCCAAACGACAGAGGCCGGCAAATTGCGGTCCATCGATTGGTTTGGAAAGCATTTAGGGGACCAATCCCAATCAACAAAATCATTGTCCACATCGACGGCAACCGGCTCGACAACAGCCTTGCAAATCTCAAAGAGGTTCCCCGCGGATCGCTAGCTCGCCGGAATGTCCAAAACGCAAAAGCAAAAAATGAGAAGCTCGACGACAAAGACGTCGAAAACATTCGCCTTGACCGTGCAGGTGGACTCACAATTCGACAGCTCGCCACCAATTATGGAGTCTCAATTGTACACGCCAGAAATGTCGTTCTTGGGCGAGCGTGGAAAAATAGAGGTGGCCCGATAACACGGCCTCGCTACAGACCTAACGGTGTCGTGTAGCCCGTGCGATAGCATCAGACTCGAGCTGTCGTTGCTCAGTCAACCACTCTACCGCAGCGAACATCTCGCCCAAGCTCATGTCCAGAATATCCCTTCGGCAAAAAGAATATCCGGATCCGCCGTTTGGCATGTAACAAAGAACTCGAGTAAGCTGCCATAAATCCTCAGTTGAAAGAAACTGAAAACAACCGAACAAAGTCAGGTTTGCGTTTGACCTTGTGCCTGTTTGGCCCGCTGCCGCTTCCTCCTCAGCTTGGAGGGCGCGAACATGGCCTGCAAGTCCAAAGGGAGTTCAATCTCCCATTCGTACTGGCATCCCTGACAGAATACCTCGATGGATGTTTCTATCCCGCCGTCGATCTCATCGAAGGATGAAATCAAACTCTCAACATCTCCCATTGAGAGTTCTGCGAGAAACTTCGGGAGATCCCGCGCCTTCACGTTCTCCACCTCGAGCACGCGTGTCTGCAATGACGCCGTGACCAGATCGGTAGAATTCTCTCGAATTACCTTCAGAGCACGCAACTGATCGAGTCCGTCCATCAGGCGAAACCATACCTTCCGCCCATCTCTCAAAGCTGTCTCAAATTTGTTCGTACCCATCGCGACCGCATTTCGAGAGGCCGTTGGAAGCAAACGCATTGGAAGCTGCGAAAGCGGAACGTCCCATATGAATTTATTTGTGCACCCGGGGCATCGCAGATCCAGCTCGTAGGATTCTCCAAACGTCTCAACTCGAATCATCACAAGAAGGTACGTCTTGTCACACGACAGTACCCGATCCCAGTTGAGCTTGCCTTGCGAATCCAATGTATATGGACCCGCATTCGTTGTTTCAACCCAGCAGGAATTCAAAATGCGGTCCGCTGCATGCCCTGCACGCAATTCTCGCGCGTTTCCAAGTACCCCAGCAGCCTCCGCTGCGAGGTACTTGATACGCCCTGAAAGTCCAGACGGACATTCGATGATGTCACTCATGAATTCGCCTTCCCCTTTATTCGTTAGGAGCCGACGATGAAACTATCATACGTTGATAGGTCGGGCAAGCTCAGGCAAGCTCGGGATAGTCGTAGGCAAGTACGAGCGTCTCGATCACATTCTCATCCGCGCCGTTGTCCCACGCACCGGCCACAAATCGCTTTGGCCAGGCATTATTCAATCGCCACGTCCGCAACGTATTGTTGTCACGGTCGAGCTGTTTGATTTCAACGGTGCGCTTGTAGTCCTCATCGACGAGACCCGCGTGCGCCGAGGCGTCTGCCATCGACAGGAACCAATTGTAGACGTCTTCGTCCTGTGTGGCCCCACGCTCAAGCGTGATGTCATCCACCGTCAGCCGTCCAGGAGCCTTGTTGGAAATCAACACGCCGCCTTCCCACTGCTCCACGACGGCGGCTTCCATGGCGACCTCAGAACACGTCTGAAACGCAGCACTTCCGAACCTATCAATATCCACCAGAAACTTGAATTTCTTGTGGAAACTTCGCGGACCTCCAATTATTTCGGCCATAGTCTGTTTTCCTCCTTACGCGGTCGCCGCCGCGAGTTCCTCTTCCAATGCCCTGGTATCCTGGGAGACGCGAATGATGATGAACTCCGCCGGCTTCTTCGTCGCAAGCCCTATGCGAATGTTCATCTTCATCGCAAACTGCTCAGAAGGAGGGTTGAGCCCCAAGCCGGTATCCACGAAGAAGCTCGCCGCAGGCGTCGTCCCGCGAAATGCCTTGTTGTTGAACTGCACCAGCAAAAACGCAGCGATCGTTCGGTTGACTCGCGCACGGCTCGTGTCCGTGTTGTCCCCATGGCGAGCAAATTGCGTTCCTCTCTTGATCGACTGCTCGATGTACGTCACGCCACGTCGCTCGGCGACCGTTGGGAAGTTGCTTGACGTCTTGAGGGCATAGACACCGTCGATATGCAGCGGAAGTCCGGGGGCCGTCGTGAGCGGATTGATGTGCTTCGGGTAGATGAGGTCCCTGCAGGTCTCCTGCTTGACGTCGTCATCCTCGAAGCCAACGACACCCCGAAGAATTCCACGCTCGATCCCAGCCGGTTGGTTGTATACGCCGCCAGGCTGAGACGCATCCGTACGCGCGTAAACGCCTGCGATGTGCCCCGAGGGTGGAACGATGATCGTGTCATCCAGCCCGAACAAATTCTTGTTCGGATTGATCACCTTGACTTGCGGCCAGTAAATCGCCGCGAATTCTGACAACTCGTAGAGTGCAGCCGTGGTGTCCACGTACGTGCAAATGTCCGTCTTGCTGTATCCGGCCGGCGGATCCAAGATGGCGAACACCTGCCCGTCACGAATTGTCTCGCAGTAGGTGATCATCGCGTTGTGCATGGTGGACCCTTGCATGTCGGGCACGGCCAACAGCGCAAGGTCCAACGACTGATCCAGCACACGCAACCCAGTCGGGCCGCCCACGTCACCGACGAAGTCAGCAGCGGTGATGTCGTCGATCCCGTCCAGGCCTCCGGCCAACGGACCATGATGAACCGTGACGGTTACCGCAGGACGACGTTGCGCCGTCGTCCCAACAGCATCCACGTCCTCGGCCGACACCAACTGAGACCCGGTCTTGGCGTGGTTCACGATGGTCTCGACATAGCGATCCGCTGTCGAATCCATCGTCAGGTTGGCGAAATTCTCCATCACCAACCCGCCATCCAACACCCTGAGATTGAACTCGCTGGCGACCCCGCTCGACGCGTTGGAAATTGCGACCGTAACGTCGTTCACGTACGTCCCGTCGTACTTCCCCCACATCTTCAACGTGCTCTGCGCCGCTCCGCTGGTGCCGGAATGCGTAGCGTTGTCAAAGCCGAGTTCGTCGTCTGAGGTTGAGGGCGCGGTCACCTGCACCGAGTAGGACGCCCCTGCCGAATTTCTGGTGATCTTGGCGTATCCACCGGAATTGGAAACAGTCACGCCTGCCACTGCCAACTCGACAACCGTCTTGACTTCGGCAATCGAAACAGCGTCAATCGCTGCCACGTTGCCCGTTCCAGCTACGCTGCCAGTCGAAAAGCCAAGGATCGCGTTTGCAGTTCCGCCCGTGATGTGCACAACGGATGCAGTCCCTCGGGTATCCGAGGTGATCGTGACCTTGGTGCCTCCGGAGGTCACCGTGGCGTGTGCACCGATGCACTTGGCGTTGATCACCGCAGCAACTTCTTCTGCGGTGGCCGCCCCGATGCTCACGAATTCCGACGTGAGGAATGCAATCGTCTGCTCGGCTGCTGCGTCAATGTGGAAAATCAGCGTGTAGCCGTTGACCAATGCATAATTCTCAGCCGTCGCGCACTGCACAGCCGCAGCCACCGCAGTGAAGGTCGCTGTCGTCCCTCCGGCGCCGTCGACCGCGACAATCAGCGTGTCGGAAGGCTCCAGATTGAACGGCGCCAGGGCGGTGCCGAGAACCGATCCGGCCGTTGCGGACGTAGCCGCGGTCGGAATCGTATATGAGCCCTTATCGCTGTGCTTTGAGCTGACCACCGAGGCGTCGGTGAAATGCACCGTCCGGACGAAATCGAGAACCTGCCCGCCATTCTGGAAGAAGCCTCGAACGGCGTGGCTAGCCTCGCCATTCAGAATGTCGCCTCCAAAGTAGGAGGCCCATTCCTCGAAGGAGAGCACTCGCTTCAATTCAGCGATGGGTCCGCGTTCGGTGATTCCAATCATGCCGAGCACGTTCGTGGGCACGCCCTGAATTTGGCGAATCCGTGGCTCTTCCTCAAGAATGATGGTTTTGGACGCAAGTAGTTCTTTTGCCATGGTGTCGCCTATTCAACCTTTCGCGTCTTGACGCCGTTTTTCTCGACCCGGACGCTTCCGTTCTTCGGCGGCTCTAGCACCGCATGAATCTCGTCGACCAGCATCAGGAGTCCCGCACGCACCAACCTGACCACGTCCGGCACCGCCGCGATGGCGTCCGGGAATCCTGACTTGGACGCCCCGGCCAACAAAGACAGCGTCCCCGAGCACGCCTTGCGCTGCTCGAGTCGGCCCACCTGTCCATTTCGCGGATTCAGCTCATTCGTACAGACGAGTTGTCGGGTGAAGCCCCAAGACCGCCGATGAAATTCTGGGTGATCCAGGGAAATCATGCACCGACGTCGCCCTACATTGACCAACGTCTTCATCTTCATCCTCCTGGGCTTGGGCCAACGTCGTAGCTCTCGCCCGTCTGATCCAGAGAAGTAACTATTTCGTCAATCATCTGGGTGACCTCGACGATACTCTCTCCGGTAAATCCAGCAAGCTCCTCCAGGTCGAACCCTCGAATAACGACACTACCAGAAAATGCTCGGATGTTTGAGACGCTCTCAAGCGACATCATGCTAAAGCTTCCACCAGCAACAAAATCAAACTCATACCGAACCTGGCCCAGGCTTGGATCGTCTTCGTCTCGATCCAGGTAAATGAACGGATTTCGATCTACAACCTGAGTTGCCAACGCCATCAGGTTGAGTAGCTCAACCTGAGAATCGCTCACGCCGACGACAGCAAATATCAAATCAACCGTATACGGAGCGGGGCGCAACACAATCTCCCCGCTCGGAAGCACGGTTGTGAGCATGCCGTTCAAACTGAAAAAGCGATCCTCTACCAACTCTGGGCCATTCAGCGCGATCCCAGGAAGCTCGGCAAGAAGTAGAGTATTCAGCCGGTCTCCGGTCTCGGCGTCGTATTCCGTATGGGTTCCAATGACGACGTTCGGAATTATTTGTTTCCGGAATTCTCGAATGAGCCTCCGAACCAACCGAGCCAATCCTGTCTCTGTCGCAAGCTGAACACGAGCATACGTGTAAGCGTCGGTCGCCGTGACAGATTCTCCGGGAATCAAAACTCCCTGATCATCCAAATTACGCACGACAACGTCGACTTTACCCTCCCCGTACGCATGGGAATCTATCTCTACCCCGGCAGTAAGGCTCTCCGCCGTCAGAATTCCAGCCGCTGTCAAGGTCAACGTCGATGGGGATACCGTCCCTAGGCGAAACGTTGCATTGTTATGTAGGCTTTTGTCTACATGAATGTACTGTCCAGGGCAAAACCCATCTGCTCGCCACGAACCAGCACTCCGAACAAGCGTATCAGGCACCGTGTGTGCAAAGGTTACAAGTGGATTTCCAACCATGCGAATGGTCGTGTCCGCAATTGGAGACGGAGGAGCCAGCACAAACAAACGATTTGACCGCAATACCCTGGCGCTCGAGCACGCCTCGCCCCCGAAGAGGACTTCCACTGTGGGGCCAAGATCGGGCGCAACCCCAGGAGCAGCCCAGTCTACTTTTCGAATGCGGAAATTATCCCCGTAAATATGCACACCAGAGCGACCTGTCGTCGGCCCTCGGCTAGGGGTGATGGTAAAAATGACGGGCGTCGCCATGTCGCTGCCAGTCTAACAAAGAAAACTCTCGAACCGCCACTCCAATCCATCCCAAAATGCGCAAGCTCCTAAGGAATCCCGAATTTTCCCCCCAGCTTCAACTGCAACGCGCCACAAATACGTCGGTCCAATCCAGGAAGCAACTGCTGAGCTGTCGGATGCATGAATGGCCTTTTCGGAATGAACGTTACCAAAACCCCACCTGGCTGAAAACTAGGCCTAGCCCCACTCATAGACGCACTTTTCCCAAAAACTTTAGCAAATGAAGCACGCATGAGACCGGCTTTGGATAAATTTCGCATTCGCCAAAAGAACCAACGAGCTTGCTTTGCGGTAATTGTCTGGATAATGATCCGTCCGTATTCATGTAATCGTGCGACTTTACCAGCGTCGGCGTCAACAACCCCTGCAAAAAACTCCATCTGTGCAAGGCGAAGCGCACGTATCGATCTAAGCAGCTTCCTCGTCTGAATTAGAACCTTTTTGCTGCGTTTGAACTCAACTGTGAGCGGCTTTAAAGGGGTAAAGGCCTTCCCACCAGGAGCCTGTCCTTCGATCCCGCGTCGTAAAAACTCAGCCCAAATGTCCGCCTCATCCTTGAGAGCCGCATGCATTGCTCTGCGTAGCTTTCCTCCACCTCGAAAACCTGCCAAGTAAGCCCTAGCTAAGGTCCACCCAGGAGAAAGCTGCACATGAAACGATGTAAGAGGAGTTCCCGCTGGAGAGCTAGCAGACTGAATCGTCATTGCACAACCGACAACGTTCTAGCTTCAAACGATAGTCGCAATAAATTACGAGTCCCACTTAGCCCATCCAGGCGCGGCTGCACCTCCACACAAAAAAGACCTGGAGGGTTTGGAATCGTTTGAATCAACGTACCGTTTTTGTTGTAGACGGCAGCCAGCCGATCGCTCAGCCTAAACGGAGTGGATCCGTCCGCTGAAACCATCCCCCGTTGCTCAAGCTCTTTGAAATGCACGTAACATCGAAGGCGCCCCGACGGAGAGTTTCCCGTCGCCATCATCGAAACCAAATCGAACGTGTCGTCCTCAAACTGAGCGAAAACTCGGACCAGCGTCTCAACACGTCGTACCACGCCACGACTCGAGGCCCCTTCCTCCGCTGGAGGAACGATCACTGGTTCCCGGAAATCGTCGTCGTACCCTCGCGTCAACGGACCCGCCCCATCTGGATCCGCTGCAGTCGCGTCGGTGTCGAGCTGGGCTATCTCAATCTGCACTGGGAAAATGAGTCGGCCTCTCATCATCACACCGCCCGAATCTGCGAAGGCCTTCGATACCTAGCGAGGATCGTATCGATCCTCGGGTCGCCGGTGAAGATGCCGATGACCGACCGCACCGTAGACCCCGCTGTCGGAACGAAAAACCCAACCTGCTGATCCCGGGTCTTGCGATAGGCCGTCTTCCACTCCGAAGCGACGTCCGCGGCATCCGGAGACGCTGCCCCGGCCAGCTCCCGAAGAGCAATGAGCTTGCACGCGTGACGAATCATCAGTGGAATTTTCCCGGTCACGGTGCCGTCATAGTCGGTATACCCGAACGTACCGACAACACGCACATTCTGCTGACCCTGAGGAAACCACCTACAACCAGTCCCGCCCACCGAAGCAAAGTCGTAGCCAAACGTCTGAAACAGCTCGATGCGAGGATTCTCCCTATCGTCTGGGTTCGTCAAACCCGTCATGTGCCGGTTGTAGATGATCAAGTCGGTCAGGGCGATTTCAACTGTACCAACGTATACGTTGGAAATCTCGATGATGGGCTGCTCGAGATGGATGCTCCGCGCATTGCGGCCGTCTGCCAAAAAATCCAGACTCCTGGGCTCGAACCAACGCCCAGTGAACATCTCAATCTGTTGGCTCGCCAACGAAATCGCCATGCTTACCCTGGCGTCAGAATACTGAGCTGCCGACACGCCTTCGTCACGAATGTCGGAAATCGTACAGTATTGGCCCTGGGCGCCTTCCGGCTGAATAGCCTCCGACGACGAGCCTTCGGCTGCCGTCCCGGAATCATAGAAGGCAAACTTGTACCAGAAGGCGGGATCGCCACTCCCGTCGATGAATTCGTACAGCGTGACATCGACCACCAGCGTCAATCGCGTGCCAGGGCCGGTGACCTCGACGAACGGGCCAGCCTCATCCGTGATCGATCTGTAAACCTTGATCTCGTCGAACACCAACATCACGTTCGATAGTTCGTTGACGAGAATCCGAAGTTTGATGGCGGCCACCGTTAGACCTCCTCCGCGCTCAGAGGCCGGGGCACCAAGTCAAGAGCGTGCGCCGGCATCGGTATCAGATTGATAGCGCGAACAGGCTCAGGTGTCGAACCTGCCACATCCAAATTTTCACCGATCACCGCTCTCGGCAACAAATTCACCGCCGACCCTGCCACGGGTTCCAGTACAAGAGCCATGTACAGCTCGGGCGCCACAGGGAATGCAACGGCCGTTGACCCACGTTCCTGGTAGTAGAAATGTACCCGAGAATTGGTAAGGGGAGCCCGCTTCATGCGGACGGAATTCCCGCCTAGCTCTATCGGCCCGTCGTCATCCGACTTTCGAATGAGCTGACCATCAAGGTACGCCCACAGAGACCCAGGATAGTAAGGGCTGAACGTCGTGAAATCGGTATTCACGCCGTCGATGCTTCCGGCCGCCTCGCATAGGATTGGATCGCTCAAGCTTCGAGATACCTCACGGTCAACGTATCACCAACACGCCATGGGATGCGAGTTTCAAATTCCCGTTCCCCAATTTCTAGCCATCCGTCATCGTCGCTCGCCAAAATGAGAGTTCCGTTACGAAATACAAACAACGACTCACTCTGAAACACATACTCGGTTGTGAACGTAACGTTGGAGCCGTCAACAGGCTCTGTAGGACTCTCAAAGTGCTCATCACCGATAGCCACGCTACTTACCGTTTCTTCCAGATGAAGTTTTCTGGAGCCTATCGTAGGACATTACGCCACAAAGACGCCCGCGTTCTCTACACAATCCGGTCAACTCAGCGAGGGCGACCCCCTGATGTACCTGAGCGTCTCGAATTAGCTCAATCGATGCGTGCATACGGTCTACATCAGAACGCAGGGCTAATATCTCAGCCAACATCTGATCTGAAATGTTGACAACTGATGTGACACCATTGGTATCGTCATCATCTTGTACTTCCTCAAGCGACGCGAGTTCTTCGTCAGAGGAACTCTTCGAATATGAGTCCATGAAAATCCCCCGTAATAGACCTATTCATTGGGATCCACTGGATTAGCTCTTGGAGGAAAGATCTGTCCCAAGGTTGGACGCGAAACCGGAGCGTGTAATCTGTCAAATCGTTCCATTATTTGAACTTGATCTCGTTGCCGTTGGCTCGCTTCCAATTCCAGAGTTTTAGCCATTTGGGCCACGTACCAAATAGCACCTCCTACCGCTCCAAGAAACGCAATCAGAACACCTACAATATAAAAAATCAACTCGCGTCGTCGGCCTGCATTCCGTGCGATATTCTGACTCAAATGCATTATAGCCGTATCAGACGCAGAAAGTCGCTCTCGCACAGCAACAACTTCATTCGAGAATGTCGACAACGTTTGAGCCTGATTTCGTAATAGCGTAACAAGATCAATAACGGGTTTCTCTTGAACACACACATGTGGTGCAGATACAGCAGATTCCATACGTGCCAAACGGCCATCCAACGACTCGACAGCCACAGTGCAACGCGCTGATTGAATTTGCGCATCATGGGTGTTATCTTGCATCTCTGGAATTACTCCGTCCAACGCCTCGGCGACGGCCGCCACGCGATTGACGGCAGCCGCAATACGCACAATCTGCTCCCAGGCCTGCCCCCAATCCTCAATTGGAGTTATGGCGGGCGGAGGCGTAAGTGTAAGCCGACGCCGACTAGGAATTCTGCTTGTACGGTCGGTCACCCCCTAATTTTAGCAGATGACCGGTCAACTACCATCGCCTAAAGGCAACAGCTTGTAACTGAAGGAGAACGAAAAGCGTGCCCACTCGCTACCATTGGCTGGTTGACAGCAGCCCTGGCTCTCGAACGGATGTTCAAGGCCGCGATGTGGTCTGCGAGGCCAGCGAGCCCGCACGACCGACAGAGGAACTCGGCTTGAGACTTTCGATTGGCCTTTTCGACATGCCCACACGATGGGCATTCTCGGCTGGTGTTGCGCGGGTCGACGAAGGCCACAGGAACACCAGAAAGCCGGGCCTTGTACGAGACGAACATGCGGAGCTGAAAGAACGACCAGTTCGACAGGCGTGCCCGCTGGCGCTTCCGAGCCGTTACCCGTTCGCGAATGCCTTTGAGATTTTCGAGGGCAATACCGCGACCGGTGCGTTGAGCGTTCGACACGAGTGTCTTGCTGATCTTGTGGTTGATGTCCTTTTGATAGCGAGCTTGCTTGCCGCTGACCTTCAACAACTTGCGTGTGGCAGACCGCGTGCACTTGCGCTGAAGATTGCGCCTGCGATGGGCGGACTTGCGGCGGTTCTTTTCGACGGCAGCTCCCGAGTAGACGTTCCCATCGCTATCCGTGGCAATGTTGATGATGCCAAGGTCGACACCAAGCACGTCCGTGGTCTTGATCAACTCTGGATCGTCAACCTCGCAAACAGCCGACAGATAGAATATGCCGCGGACAAAGAGAAGATCGGTTTCGCCCTTGCGTCGCGCGAGCAGCGCACGCTGACGCTCTCCGCAGGTGAACGGCACGACTTGACGCCCATCGACAGTCCAGATCGAGACGCGATCGTCGGATTTGAAGCGCAGGATACGGTCGTCGTAGGCGAGAGCGCCCTGAGGACGGAAGGTGCGTCGGGCCTTTCGGTCGAGTTTGTAGGCGTCGGCAACCTTTTTGATGCATTGCACGACGACCTGGGCTGTGAGCCCGGAGCTGGTTCGTACGCCGTGATAAACGAGCTTGTGCAAAGCATACTGTCCGAAAACGTGCTGGTCCCAAGCGATCGTGCTGATCTCGTTGCAGATCGCGTTGGCCTGTTCGAGCGTGCGCTTCAGGGTCGTATGCTGCTCCTTGGTCGGCTTGAGCTTGAGATTGACGACGAGCCGCATGGTTTTAGCTTGTGTTTAGACGAGCGATTTGTCAAGAATAGAAAGGAGACGGGCACTTCCTCCGCCAGCTAAAGTAGGTGGATTCCGTGCCGAGGAGACTATTTGAGCAATATCTAGTTGTGCTGGATTCCGCCTAGAACCAAATACAAGCTGTTCAGGCTAAGGTACGGTGACTGATGCTGTTCGCGACGAGGACGCGGACTTCCCCAAAATCCAGTCTACTTAAGCGGTGGCGGGTTCCCCGTATGAGTGTTGACGATTGAAAGAAGCAGTGTGACATCGGCTTCTGACAATAGCGCACTGAAAAACAGCATGCAGGCATCGCTGATTACGTTCATGTACTCATAGGAAGCAGACAAGATATTTGTCTGAATCGAATCCTCCAGAGTCTCTGGGCAGATCCGATGGTTTGGAAAATCCGTTGCTATGCTGTAGACGTACGACTGGGACATTAGGAAACCCTCCATATAGTGATGTAGGCTGAAAGCATGATTACGTTTCCATTACCGCTAGCTTTGAAAATATCAAAGTCTATGTTATGTGTACCAGCGGTCAAAGTTACTGTACGAACGCCTATGAGTTGAGAGCTACCCCCAACGTACGCCACAGGCCCAACAAACCGAGCAAAGGTTGTAGTGTCGTCAATCTGTACCCTGGCGTCAGTCACGTTTCCAGCGTTCGAGCAGTCGAGGTTAGCGAGCGAAACGAGAAAATAGTTACCCGCAGGGACTGAGGTAGTCGTATATCTGTAGACCTGTTGGTAAGTCCCCGCTGAGGTAGAAAATGGAGTCGTGTACTCGCCAGATTGCAAGTTTGGCGGGTAGGCTTCGACGTAATCAACTAAAGCTATTCCCCCAGCACCATCTGTCTGAAATGTCTTGTTTGCTGGAGCAGCCCCACTCGATAGAGACTGCGCTGTCAGCGCATCTGATTGACTTTTGTTATGTGTCGAAGCGTGGGGAGATACAAAAGTCTTTGGGTTGAATACTTCCGTACCATCTTTGAAACGAAACGACCCAGAGACGTACCTCATCCCTCCAACAACAGTAGGATCTGAATCCCCTCCAAGGATGATTCCTTCGTCCTCTTGAAGCTCTCCTGGAGTCCTGTCTGGGGTCCGAGTCATCTACCTACGTCTCCCACGCTTCCCGCCAAACTGTACCACCTTCTGAACCGACACGCTCGGCTGAGCAATCGAAGCGGGGCTGTCAACTTGCTCCACGTGCTCCGTCATGAATTCATTCTTTGAAACAGCCTCAACGATTTGCTCTACCAGGGATACTTCTGTTGTCTCTTCGGCAGGCTTCTCACACGAATCTGCAGCCGCTACTATGCTGTCAGAAATACATGAATTGGAAACACTCACTTCAACGTTTTCCTCTAGCGGATCTGCTGGAGTGCTTACCTCTGCATTGACGACACCACCACCTACGGTCGGCATCACAACTTCTTTCGCGTTCACTGGTATATCCTCAGACTGAACGCTAGAGGCGACATCCTCTCCCTTCCCTCTTAAAGCTCGCTCGGCATCCATCTCAACTTTCTGCCGAATCTTCCTACTCTCTTCGTTCAACTTGTTTGCCAGCAGCTTTGAAACAAGATCGACCTGCTTCTGAACAGCTCGAGATTCCCCCTTGAGCATCACGTATTCGGTAGCCGCGTTGGAATGATACGTCTCAATGAGTCGCTTGGCCTTGAGCACAATATCCCTGCGAGCCATCGCTTCTGCCCCGTCGACGTTCCCAGCTTCGGCCTCACTCCTCACTTCTGCAATTATGCCGTTCATCTGGGCACTCAAGGTTTTGCACGCTTCTTGTTTGCCAAGCTCTACCGGCATTTGCTCTCGCAGCAGCAAGTCCGATGACTTCTTGACGTGCTCTACCACAGCCTTCAGAGCCTGCGTATAGCCGAAAATCATTGGGTCTGCCTGGATCACATCGATGGGAACGTCCGACATGGTTGCCTCCTCCACGTGCAGACGATACCACGGGCATGTTTTGATGGGAAAGAACTAGGTTCACGTCGTCGAGAATTGAAGCGCGATGAACACGTCCCCGGCCTTCACGCCTCCAGGATGGTCCACCATGATGTCTCCGTTTGCGGGTGTCGTGCCCACGTAAACCTCATTCATGTCAGTTCCGTTCCCACCAAGCGCAAGACCTCGGTTCCAGAAAACAAGCGTGTCCACCCCAGACGGAGTGTTCATGTCGAGGCTGTGCGGGGAGGCCAGACTGATACCCCCAGTACCCGCAGGAATGTTTGTGTTGCGAGCGATGGGAGCTGGACACACATGCACGCCCAAATTGAACGTCCCGTGCTCAATGGCGTACTTGATGGCGGCAGAAACTGATGCGAAGGTCTGTCCTGCCAAGGCTGAAATCGGACCCGCTGTGGCGTCGTCGAGGGGAAGCGCGGTCTGCCGGGTCGTCACGAACTCCAAATCCGTTGCGGCCGACAGCGTCAAATCCCCGGAAGCGGTAGAGACCGTTCCGGCGGCGCTTCCAACGGTCACGCCATTCCACGTCGCATCGTAGGTCGAGCCGTCCACGTCACCCAGTATCGTGACGCCGCCGGGGGCGAGCATTCGGATGGCGTCACCACCAGTGGTCGCCTTGGCTACCACCGCGAAAATCTCATCCGTCCCGGTCGAGTCGCGCACTTCAAACAGGCGACCGTCCGTCAGGCGGAAATCAACATCGGTGGAGTCGACGTTGACCAGCGACCCGCCATCGTAGGCGGTGTCCAACGTGACGGAAATCGCGGACGCACTGAGATCCACCAGAACGGTGTCTCGTCGGAAATCACCCTGGGACCACAGATGCAGGGACTCGCGATCGGGATAGGAGTAGTTGATTGACAGTCCCTGCACGTCCGCTGCGGGGCACAGCTCAAGGTCGTCGTACGTTGCGTTCGGTCGCACGAACGTGAGCTGAAGCTGATTCGTGGCATCGTCGGGGGCAAGCCCGTCCGTGGCGGTCGACTCCGCCTGCAGCAGCGCGTAGACTTTGCGTGCGCTGGACGTCACAGGGTCTCCGGTGCTGCCATTGACGACCATGCAGATATTGTTGGGGGTCAGCGCATTGTCCCCGGTGATGTCCGTCAGGCTTGCTCGCCCAACCAACGTTGACAACTGAGCGCACACCATGCCGGAGGTCGTCGTGGCCAGCGAAATGTTCCTCGTCGCTGGAACATCAGTTCCGGCCACCGACAGAACGACCATGTCTCCGGCACCGCCCGTCATACCAGTCACGGCCCAATCTGAATCTGCGATGGTCGACGAAATCGGAATGTTCCCGAAGGAGCCTTTGACGTCGTTCGTCAGGGTGAGCACTGGCGATCCGCCAGCCGCCGCTGTGATTGCCAGGGTCGGAGCCGCATTGATCGCCGCGCGAGTCGCCGCATGCACCGTCGCTGCGGAATCCCCAGCGGTGAAGACAACCGCACGCAGCGTCGGTGTTTCCACGACGCTAGCATTGCTGTCGTATTCAAAGGTCACAGCCGCGTTCACGCCGTCATTGAGGACGAACAATTCTCCGTCGATCAACTCAGCGCCGCTGACAACGGTCAGCGTTCCGCCAGCCGCCACTTCGGCCGGAATTGTGATGTCGTGCAGGAGCAGCCTGCTGCGAATGCGCTTCACGTCTGACAGCCACGTCCTGGCCGCCATGGTCGCGATGGACAGATCGGGCGCCGCCTCCCAAGTCGTCTCACCAGTGATGTCAGCGAGTTGCGAAGCGATGTAGTCAATGGTGTCCTGAAGACTGACGGCTGAAGCGTCGTGGCTCGTCGGGGTCCGGTTGTCCGTGATCCCTGAACCCAAAGTCCAGATATGGTCTTGCCTCATGCGGGTGAGCGTGCTTGCCATAGTTCCTCCGTTCTACAACGAGAGTATCATGCCAAGCTCAAAATCAATCAGATCAATGCGCAGAGGGGGCGGCGTCGGGCGACGTCGGGAGGCGTCGGACTGAAATTCTAGGCAACTCCCTTGAGAAGCTCAATCAATCCGGTCTTCTTCATTCGGTGATCGAATTCTATGTTCTTGGAGTCCGCCATGGAAATCAGCTCCTCCCTTGTCATGTGCTCAAGGTCAAACGAAGGAGACACCTGAGGGGAGACGCCAGCCGACATCACGATATTCTGCATTGCAGGAACGAGATCCTGCGCCGCAGCTCGAGCCGCAGTGACATGATCGACTTCTTTTGCAGCAATTTTGCCAAAGGACGAGGCGATTTTCTCGCCCTCGTGCTTAGGCTGGGCCGAAGGCGCGACGGTCTTCGGCTGGAACATGTCGGCGAGCGCGGCCCCTGCCGGACCGGCCATTGCCATGGCCAGCTCCCGCCGATTGATCTCCCGCCACTCCTCCTCCGTCTCCGCGATCTGCATGTAGGGCGTACCAGTTCCCTGCTTCAGAGGACGTAGCATTTTCACATGTTCCGCCGCCAGTTGATACCAACGGCCTTCCTCAAACAACATCCCTCCAACCGTGAATCGACGACACAAGGCCCCCTTTGCCACGTCGAAAGGTTGCAGCCGAATGTACAGCATACCCATTGTCTCTCCTTATGCGAGGGACTAGCCCCTCGCCGCCTTCCCCGAGTTCGATAGGCCTCTAACCCTTTGTGGTTCGGATGGCCGTAGGCCGAGGTGCCATCAAAACTGCGGCAGCCGTCACCGCGTCGGTCGCGTTGAACAACAGCGTAGCCACGCCAGCAGTGAATGTCACTCGAACGTAGCCCGCTGACGGAGCTGCCGTCGACTGCATGATTTTCGCACCGGCGGACGTGGCCGTGGTAGCCTCCACCGCAACGGGGACACCTGCTCGAGGCAGCGTCACCGTGTGTGAGGCAACCACGAGGCCGGTCGTCCACGCCGCAGCCACGCCCGCCAGGTCTCCGATGTCATCGGCCACGTCGCGCAGTGCTGTGGCCAAGCTTGGAGTCCCGTGACCGGGCTGCAACCCGACGCCGCCTTCTCCGAAAGTCGTCTTTATCGCGCTCATCGAAGCACCCTTTCCTTTCCTCGCCTAGTAGCCAGTCCAGAAAAGGTCGACGTTGGCGTGTCCCGACACGTTGACCGCTGCGGTCGTCTCCGCTCCGGGAGCACCGTTTGTGCTGACGAACGCTTGCACCTTGCCCACCGAGGAAATCTGAAGCCACCGAAGGGCCGACCCGTCATAGTGCGGAATGGGCGCTGTCGGAATGACTGTGATGCCCGGCGGCAGACTTGCAGTGATGTCATACCCACCAGTGGGGTACGACGTATCAAGCGTCACTCGGATCCTCCCGCTCATCAGCGGTGCCGACGGCTGTCGCCCTGAATCAACGGGAGTTCCAATGATCGAAATGGCCATTTCTTTTCTCCTCTACCCCGTAGCAATATTTTGCACCATACGGCTGGGTGCCAAAAATTACTTCGGAAACGCGCGCGCTATCAGACGGCGCGAACTCCAGTTGCCTTCACCACTGCGGGCTCATGGGCGAATCGGAAATCCACCCGAGCCGTCACCACGATGATGTACACGCCGGCCGAGGCGTCCTTGTCGGTGTCGATTCGGATATTCCTCCAAATGCCGAAAAGCATGTTCGCGGGATCCGTGAAAAGCACCACTGTCTCGTTGGTGCTTCCGCCGAGATTCACCGGGAAAATCGGAACGCCAATCACAGGAATTCCCTGGAACGGACGAGATTCCGAAGCCTGAACTTGCTCATCACCCAGAGGCGTCGCGCGATCGCCGAGGCTCTCCTGGTAATCGATATTGGCCTCATCCGCGGTGAAGAAGCGAAGGCTTCTTCGATCACGCCGAAACGCCGACGGCATGGTCTTCAACGCGTCTTTCAGCACTGACCGCTGAAGCGTAGCGCCACCGGCCGCGACAGTGTTCGTGAACGCCGACGTGATGAACCCGTTCAGCGTCTTGAGCAGCTCATCGCTGGACGAGGTGATCCCGTTGAATGCCAACTCCTCCAGCTCCAACGCGATCTTGGCAGCCATCGTCTCCTGTACGGTTTGCTCGAACCGCTGCCGCTCGATCGAATCCTCCAACGCCTCAAACGAAAGTCTCGTCTCCGCCTTCACGAGTTGGGCGTCCAGCTCCACCTTGCTGGTGGTCGGAACAGAACGCTGTGCGTAGGGCAGTGCCGTCGCTTCGGTTCCCTTCCTCAGCGTCCGACCCTCATACCGAATCTTCTCCCTCAATTCCTTTGGTGACGTCATGTCCACACGCGTCATCATGGGAATCACAACTGCCTGATCGATGAGCAGTTGAATGAACCGATCTCGCTGCGCCGACTGAAGAAGGCCGCCGGGCGCGAAATTCGACAGAAGAAAATCTGCCTTTTGGACTATGAACCTGTTGTCTTCCATTTCACGCGCTCCTCTACATAATCCATGGCGATTTGAGAACGCCACGGCGATCCGCATTTGCCTCAGGCTTGCCCTCGGGGCGGCTCGCTGGAATCTGCGGTGTGGATGCAATCTTCTCCACCGTAGACACCAACGCGTCAAGCCGCTTCATCACCGATGCAAGCACGCCTTCACCCTTGCTGGCCGGATCATCTCCGGTCGGACCCACCCCAACGTTGGGAAGAACCCCGGACTCGACCGCCGGTGGTATCGGCTGGTCCACCATGGCCCGCTTCTCAGCCGTCGTGATCAGCGCATCGACACGCCTCTTCAGCTCTTCCACAACCTTTGTCAACTGATCCACCAGCAGGGTTTGAGCAGCCGTCGGCTCTTCTGCGTTTGCCGATTCAGGCAAAAGCGCCTTCGTGACGCCGCACATCTCGACCTGCAAGGCGGCCAATGCCTCGGGGTCCGGCGCCTCAGCGATTCGCTGAATCACCGAAGCCAGCACTTTCATTTTGTCTGCGAATTCCGTTCCCAGAGCGGAAAGGGAAGCGACCACAGGCGCATCCGGAGGACTCGCTTGGGTCTCCTCTGCCTTTTGCTCCAGGGCCACAGGAGTTTCTTCCATGACATTCTCCTCGACCTTGGCAACCTCAGCACCTGAGGTCGGCGATGGATATTTCTCAACCAACGTATTCAGAGCTATTGCGAGCTGCCGAATTTTCGTGATGCAGTCTGACGCGAGTGAATCTTCCTGCGCCGCCTGCTTAGACAGCTCCAACGCTTGCTCGCCAATGGCGGCTAGGGTTGTGGCGACGACGCCCTCCGCCTTTGCAACCGGCGAAGGATACCGCGAAATTACACTCCCCAACAGATCGGCGATTGCCTTGATCTCTACACCGAGGGCGTTGTCCAGCGGAGCGTCCGAGGCTGCCGTTGTCTCTTCCGAATCCTTCACCATGTTGGCAACGGATACGGTACGCTCCAACACCTCGGTCAAAATGCGCAAGATGCCCTCCTTCACCGTCGAGGGCATCCCCGCCGAGCCACTTCCTTCAGCCGAGCTTCCCTCCGGAGACGTAGCTGGCTGCCCAACTTCTTCTGCCTTATTGATATTGTCCACGGATCCACCTCGTTGCTTGACCACAAGGAAACGGCGTCGATTGGCGGCTCGGTCAACGATTGAAACCTCTTCCACAAGGATGTCGTGCAATCGAAACGCGGCTTCGTCCTCGTCGGGACTCCCTCCGAGGAACGCTCTCGCAACAGCTAGCACGCTATCCAGTTTTCTGATTTCCACGTTGTTGACTATATCTCGCGATTGTTACAGGACGAAAGCTTTTCTCGCAATGCTGTGCCGCCCATTGAAAATCCAGTAAACTCACCCGCCTGAATGGCCGCCCATATTTTGTCGTCTCTAACTCTGGAAGCCAAGAACCATGTTCCAGTCGGAAACGTTTCTTCCCCGTGCGTCTCTGGTTGCTTGGAGAGGTAGGACTCCAAAACTTGTATGCCCTCGATCGGCTCACCTTGGTGCATAACCCGGAACTTTCCGCCGAAAAATTCCAAAAACGAATGAGCAGCTTTGCGTACGTCCGCAGCCGTGTACACGTCGCCCTGCGCATCAGTCTCATCTGGAATCAGCACCACGCCAAACACATATCGCTCTGAGGTGTCCTTGGTTGGCTCCACAGCCTTCACGATACGCACTGCACGGCCATTCTTGCGAACGTTTTTCATGTCCGCCTCTCCAGCCTCCAAGGCATCTTTTGAACCAGAGGAGATCTCTCCTGGACGAAGCAACGCCTTCAACTCCGAAATCGTTGTCGGAGGCATATCAACTTTCGCCAGTGCCTGCGCCGGCCCAAACCACCTAATGCGAATCGGAGGCCCCTCCTCGAAAAATATTTCGGTCGTTGTCGTCGCGATAACGTCTCCGACATTCGCATCCAGTTTACGGTTTCCCGTCCGACCGACCATCACCCAATGCTTCCCGTTCAGCTCGACAGGCTCAGCCCACTGAGACAGCTCCCCCTCTGGAATTGGACCGATGGCGCCAACAAAATTGTAAACGCCAGGCGACCCTTTCACCTCGTGCCGTTCAACAACCATCGCGAGAATTTCCCGGACGACTTTCACCTTCACCCACAAATCCTGCTCCCCACCGAGCGAGTAGGTGGAGCCGATCTGTTTGAGCATCGCCCCCTCAGACCCGGGCTTTGCACTCATCACCTTCATCCGCTGAAGGAGTTCCTCCCGAGAAACCGCAAGCAACCCGGGAGCCTTCAAAATGTGGGGAGCCGAATCCTTATGTTCGAGCAACCAGGCGCCCAAACTCGCTTCGCGTTTTGCCAGCGGTTGCGCAAGTAGGTTCCCCAACGTGGGGTGATACAGCATGTCAAACACAACAAACCGAAGCTGCTCATCGTCAGCCGGCGCTGTCCCTCGGAACTGCGCCAAATCTGCACGGGGGAGAAACTCATCGGTGGTACCTGGCACGAGCGCCATAATCTCACCGTCGAGAATGAAGCTCCCCCCGAGGCCTTCCAAATCCTTTGTCAGGCCAGGCAGGATCTTAGCGAGGTCGCGCTGCGCGTCCTCCGTATAAATCATCACCCCCTCATCCAAAACGTCATCGTCGAGACCGGCCTCCCATCGTTCCGCGATTGCTCGAAAGCCGTTGTACTTTGGCTCAACTCGAACGCCATCCGCAAGTAGGGCGTCGGTGAAGGCTTCGCGAGCGGCCGTCTCGGGATCTGTGAATCGATTGGAGGGACGCGGCGCAGGTTTCATCGGCTGAAACAAAGCTGGAGGCCGAAGTTTCTCGCGGTCTCCCCCCCGGTCGTCAGTCTCAGACCTCGATGCAATGTCCCACATTTGCATTCCGTCCTCCCGCACCCGAACGGACTTCTCTATCGAGGGCACATTCCTGGACGGCACACTTCCAGGCGAAAAAATCCAAAAGTCGCTTCCGACTTCTTCCAGGACCAGCGTAAACAAGCCCTTCAGTTTGGACCCCCGAAACCGAAGCTTCTTGAAGGTTGGCTGATCGTCCAACACGTCGACCTTTCCCTGGTCGATTATCTTCATTGTCGAAGGAGTCGCCTTTGTATTGTTCAGACGAATTCCGCCAACTTCAAGCCCTGGCGAGGCATCCCCCTCGAACGTCAGAAGCTCATCGCTGCCCTCAACCAAAACCGCCAAAATTGATTCCTCACCTGATAAAGGATCAATTTGCAGTTGAAAATCTTGTACACGCCCTCCCGCTGGAACAGGAAGCATCAGGTGGAAAATTTGCCTACTGGGTGTCCCACGAACAACGGTCTGCCCCTTCCAATATTGCCAGGACAGTACAAAGTCCGAAACACGAACCTGCTTATCAAGCTGCTCGACGTCGATGGCGTCGGAACGCACCTTGGTGGAGATTCTCGTGTAATCTCCGTCGACGAAACGAACGTTCTCCTCAGTGAAAAACTTGGAGGACACCAACGCATCCCGAATTTTTCGGGCCTCAGCTTCCCCGTCAGCCTCCCAAAACCGAAACTCACGTGGCGTGATTGCCATCAACGACGAGGGCATCGCCGACTGCCCAAGCGGAGGCATCGCGCCAGTCTCCACCGAACGACTGCGAAGGATCGAAGGCAACGCAACCTTGGCAAATCCGGACGTCCAGAACATCTCGCCCGTGCCAGTGAGATCTTCAGTAGACCGGCTGACGCCGCCTTCGAGCATGCGGAACGTCAAGGTCCCCTCAAACTCTGGCGTACCAAACACAAAATACTCGTGAAAATGGGGATCTTGTTTGCCCCATTCGACTTTGAGCTTCGCCAGCTCGACGTAAACGCCTGCCTCAAATCGCGTCGCTCCAACCGACCCTGGCTCGAACACAACGTCCCCAATCGTCAGCCACTCGAGAGGCTGCCTCGACTTCGGAACGGCGTAGACACGGCTCGGAAGGATCATCGCCTTGTTGGCCGCCGACCCCTCCATATCAAATGGAGCCATGACACGATTGGCTTCCTCAATCGTATCCACTTTCCCAGTAATTCCAGGCTTCATCGCCGCAATCGTCCATCCAACCAGATAGTCGGCGACCTGCATACGGAGGTCGAGATGATAGCCCGACCCCCTAAAATGAGCCTGTAGAACTCCGGACCGCTCCCCAAGCTTCTTCGGCCAATCTAAAAGCGGGTCGTCTTGCTTCGCTACCATCTCGATCTGGACTTTTCTGGCATGCGGAACCAGCACCAGATCGTACAACGGAACGTGGGTCGTGAACGGACCCCCCTGCGAATCGTCATGAAACTGAACACGGGAAGACAGCCGAGGGGGCAATGCGCGGCCAAGCCGAAACTTGATCACATGCCTGGTCTCTTCATCCAACGGACCCCGAATGAGCACGTCAATATCATTGTCCGACTTCCGATGGTTGCACAATGACCCCACCAAAAAGACCGCCGGCATTCGCAGAGCCATCGGTTGGGACCAGTGCGCCAGCACCTCGTCCAAGGTCGCCGGGTCATCGTGATGCTTCCCAAGTCCGCTCGGATGAATCACCGCAAACTTTGAACCAATAACAGACTTGAGAACTGCAGCCGCCCCATCCAATCCAGGATCGGACGTCAACTCGAGTCCCCTCCGGCGACCTTCCTCCATTACGAAAATGTAAGCGTTGACTACGTCTTCCCGTGAAGCGCCGCCTCCACTGTTAGCCGAGTTCCCCGCAAAAAATTCCGTAAACCACAGGATCAAATCTTTCTGGGCAGTCCTCAAATCCTCATCTGAGAGAGAGCGTAGTCGCTCAGGATCGGGTGCGGCAACAAACTGCATCACGTCAAACGCTACGGCCTTGACCACATCCTGGTCAAAGTCGACCTCGCCGCCGAAGCGTCGTCCTTCTGGAGCTTGCCGAAGCTTCAACGGAGGATCAAACACAACCACGAGCTGTAGCGGCAAATACCAGATGTTCTTCTCGGTTGAAAATTCCTCGGCCGTCAGCGGGTCTATTCCAGCTCGCTGCTCCTTGGACAGTTCAACCATTGAAGCCATGGCTATCGGAGCGTCTTGAGCGACAACGGCCCATACGAACACGCTCTTCGGGTTGCTCTGGGAAAGCTCGTTCACGAGCGCCTGGGGATCTCCAACTCGTTCGGTGCGCTGGCGACGAGAAAGCAACGCTGCGGACTCCCCCTGGCGCAGCCGTCTTACAAGGAATTGGGGATCCGGAACTTTGAGCGCCGGCAGCACGCCACGAGGTGGCTCAAATTTGCTCACCCGAAACGCTCCCTGCCCTGAAATAGTTTCCGTGGTCAAACCCGTCACCGCCGCTGGAAAAGAATCTTCCATGTCACTCTACGCCGGACGCCGTTTTGCTGTCTGGGTCACTCCTATCTGGACTCCAGCCTCTATCCGCCGCTGGAGGAGTCCATGATTCCTTTCGCAGAGTCGTCCGCAATGCTCTCGGAAGCAGGTCGAACGTTTTTTGCATCGAAAAATGCATGTCGCCACGCATTCTCAGAAACCAATCCAGGCAAATATTGGTGCGTTCCTGAATTTCAGCCCGCGTTGCAGGAGCCTGCAGCAGAATGATCCGTCCCGCAGGCTGGCGATCGTTCTCAAACGACGCCTGCACAATCGCAGCAATCCTCATCGTTATCAGATCTCGCTGCGCCTGATCCGAAGCAAGACTGTACACCAATGCCTGCCGTGACATCCCAACCGTCAAGATTTTTCCCTCCGCGCTCGAGTACCACCTGTGACCTTGAGCTGCACCTTGTCCGCTGTTCCAAGCGTCAACGCTGTAATACGGAAGGCAGCATCATGCCCTCGAACGGCTGCCAACGCAGTGATGCCTGTGGTCAACGAGGCAACCGTCGAAAGAATTCTCCATCGCCGCCCAACCGTCGAAATAGCATCGGGCGTCGCGATGAGAATTTCAATAGTTAGCGCCCCTCCAACGTCGGCCACCCCCAGCTTTTCCCAGTCAGCTACAAGCTGGACGTCGTCCCACTCTCGAGCGTCCAAGGTAACTGCCTCGGAGATAACTCCCGCAGAAATCTCCCCGGCGCTCAAATTATCAGGCGTCCAATCTGCAGCATCCGAAGCAGCTCGATTTGGCCGAACGACTACCGCAGCGTCTTGGCTGTAAAGCCTCTTTTTCACTGAGCATCCTCCTCATTCGATTTTCGAGAGAGCCTCCCGACAGCCTCGTCAAGATCCTGAAGCGTCGTATCCGCCACCTGCGGCAATGCTGGACCAGCAATTCCGACAAACGGTTGGGCCGGCTGTCGTTGCACCCCCGGCAGCGACGAATTCGTGTCACCCATGGTCAGCTCCACCATGGTCAACTGCAGCGGTTGCTTTGCCCAATCCTGTTCGATGGGCGCAAACGCGCATCCCATAATGTCACTTGCCAACTCCCGACCTTCGTTCGGCGTAATAACACCGACCTTTGACAAACTCGAAATAACCTCAGCCCCGGTGCTCTGATCTCGAGATTGGGGTCCGTTCGTCCGAAATAGCCATAACAAAATTCCAAGCTCGGAAAATACAACTCTATTTACCCACGAATCGAACTCTGTACGTTCCGGATTGAATACTTGCTCATCGGCAAAGCGTAGGGAACTTTCAGCCGTCCCGCGGTTGAAATCACGAACGTCTCCTCTCAACAACCTAGGCAGTCGAAAAGAAGATCCAACCTTGTCGGTATTTCTCTCGTCGTATTTTTGAAACAGCGCATCCCCTTGCTGGGCGTCGGTGAGCCGTTCCATCTTGATCACGGGGTTTTCTCGAGGAGACAACGGATCGTTATCTGTCTCAGCCTCTATCACGAGAATCTTGTGAAAATTCTCTCTGCCACGCAAATTGTCTCGAATGTAGGTCTCAATCGTGGCTACGGATTCCGCCGCAAGCCGACCACCAGACACGAGCAAGGCCAGAGGAGGAACGGATTTGTTGTCAAAATAATTGTAGTTCACTTCCTCTGAGGCTCGCGACCCCAACACCGACAACAAACTTCCAATCCAACGAGGTTGCCCGTACGGCTCGCCCGTGGCGTATATCTTGAAGTGCGCAATTTCAGTTGCAGGTTGATCGTGCTGCCCGGCATGCTTCGTAAACGTGGCAATATCCGAATAGACGTAGCCTGTATCCCGCGATACAACCCTCGGATCTCCGAGTTCCTTGAACCAAACAAGCTTTGCCCCAATGGCTTGAACGTATCGCCTGAAAAAACGAGGTTGTCGGATTGTTTCCCAACTCAGCCCATGTCGAACCCGCTCCGTCACAATAATCGGATCGACATCCAAACCTGTACAACGCATGTATGAGGGTGGCACGTGTACAAATCGAGCAAGCCGTCCTTGCCGATCCCTCAAACATTCCCAGTAACCATTTCCGGTTATCTCAATATCCTGCCGGGTTATTCTCCTAAGCGTAACGAACGAACTCGACGGGCTGACATGCTCAAAAAATGACACGAGCTTTCCATACTCAAGCCGTGCACGAATTTTGAGACCCTCGATAGCCAGGGCGACCTCCGCATCGGAGGGTCGCAAATGCACAGGGTCATTTGCGTTTGGCTGAAGGGATGACCCAGGAAGACTGACATGCTCCTCCGCTTCAGAAACACGCTCAAGCCACATAGCGTCGCGAACGCGCTCAAACGAAGCGTCAGAGTTCAAATCAATTCGTGGCGCAAACCGATGCCCAAGACCATCAATGTTCGTAACGTACGCCTGCACATTTGGGCCGAGCGCCCCAGAATTCTCGTACCACCGAATGAGAACCAACGGATCGTAAACTGGCGCAAGAACCTGGGCTTGACGAAAAAGTCCCCCAAGGATGTCCGCCTGCTCGTCCTGTATTGACGCTGGCGCATGGACGTCAGCGCCGGCAATCCGAGCCTTCACCGTCGTGTGCCTCGGAAACTCTCGCGACGTATCAGTCATGTTGGCGACGCTATCACGAAGATCTCCGAATCGCACGTGTCGTCCCACAAATTATCTTGGAAGCTGTCATCGATCACCACCTCATCACCACCAAATATTTCCGATCCCACCAGGAAACAACAAACGACAGCTACAGCAATAACGAGTGCAAAAATATCTACAGTCCACCTCGAACGCGCCAGGTCCCAAGGTTCAGACGTACGTCGACGTCTATAGCTCTCCAGCTCCATTTTCAGGCTCCTCCTCCAAAACACCCCAGGATACCGACGGCTCCAACCCGCAAAAACGTATCCGAAGCTGCGCCTCGCACACCGCAGAGCACACGTGAAACTGACCCACCACCGAAGCAACTTCGAATCCCTTCCAGGGGAACGGAAGCTGACGACAGTACACGGCCGAAAGGTCACCGAGGCGATGCCCACAAACGTCACAAATCAAAGTTACAGTCGTTACATTTGACATGACGCACGAAAATTCTATAGACTCTGCACCCGAGCTACCGCTTCGATGGAAAGCTGGCAGCCTGCCACGTGACCGTCACCTCGGCGCCGGTCACCCCCTGGCTCGTCGCTGAGCTACCGTCACGTGGTAGCCAGGAGGCCCGCCCGGAGGTCAACCCCCCCGCGTCTGGGCGGGTCTCCAACTATTTTCCCAAAATCCTTACGTTGCTCTGTGCCGACTGTCGTTCCTTACGCTTTCGACGATGCGTCTCATACATGCGCGATGCTTCTCTCGCAAACCAACTGTTATGCACGGCAATCCCCTCGACCACAAAAGATTCATCATGCTTGACGTGCAAGTTGCAGACAAGCCCCTCGTACATCACATGACGTGCGTACTCAATACGCACAACATCACCAGCGCCATCCTCCTGCATGCCGTCTGGAACCCCCGGGGCAAAGACGAAATCACTCTGCGGTCCTTCTCCAGCACGAAGTGACACGGCTGAACGGAAATCCCATGCATGCGGAACCGCCCTAGTCTCATGCTCAGGGTTGACCCATGGCAACGCCGACCATACCGGATGCTCCGCAGTCATGAGAATCTCTACAAACCCGCAGGCGCGCAACCGGACCGCATCCCCTCGATACCATGTGCACGTCGTCCCAGTGACCTCCTGCCACCTCGACTTGTGGGTGAGGACGAAGTCCCCTCGAACAACTTGCTCAATCGGGACAAGGCCGCGCTTCGTCACCACGAGATACCCAGGTGCGATGCATGCCATGAGCAGGTCGCCGGTATGCCTGCCAGGATCGTACCCGACGAGGTCAGAAATCCATTTCCCAACCTGAGGGTCTACAATACGGTTTCCTTGCTGGCATGGAATGATCCACCGACCAGCCGCAAGCTCCCCCGCAAGACTCTCCACACCATACTCGGGCGAGAGCTTATTCCTCCCTGTCGTGAACGACCGGACGCGGAGACCAGGATATTTCTCCCTTGTCCACTGCAAAATAAACTCTTGGGCCGCATTATTCTCTACAACCATTACTGATCGAAACCGGTCGTGCACCGAAGCAAGCCGGTCGATGATCTCTGGTCCCTGCCACCTACCAGACTGAATTTCAAGAATCTGTCGAGACCCATCCGGCCAGGTCAACAGCGTAAAAATCACTGACAAATCCGACTTCTCTCGCCCGGTCGACACGTCCACACCAGAAACAACCATCACATTATCGGGCAAACCTCCCATAGCCAGGATCGAATCATTGATCTGAAATGCCTCTGCAAGCATCGGATACCGAGCCGCCAAGTCGTTCAGGTCCTGCACCAGCGGATGACCCTCCCCACGAGCTAGGCACGTCTCAATCCATTCCCTCTTGAACCTCGCCGTGCTCTCGTCCCGTGGCTGACAAAGCATCTGCCTCGAGAACTCCACCGGCCCCAGCGTCTTCGTGCGAACATGCTCGATGCGAGACAACGGCCAGCGTTCCGGCCACGTCGAGCGCCCAACGTCGTCGATCACGGGATACCGTTTTGCCCACCACCCTTGCCGCTCGAGAACATGCGCCATGTCATCCGGATGCCACGCGTTCGTCAGGAATGCGATCCACGCATCCTCCGACAGTCGCGTAAACGCCGATGAGCGGATCCACTCCTCTATCTTCTCCCGCTGATACCTCGTCCGCGTGTTGTTCTCGTTGAGGACGTCGTCAACGATGAGACCGTCCAGCCTGGCCCCCTGCATATTCCCACCCTCGGGCGAGTAGGCCTGCACCGATGGATCCTTTATGCCGCTCGGACGCCGCACTTCGATAGCCGAATCGGTCCAAAACAATCCCCGTCGGAGATTGGGGAACACATCGCGAAGGGTCTTGCTGTTCACGATGTAGCCTTGAATCGTACGGATGACCTTCTTCGCAGCATTCTGCGTGGCACTCAACACAGCAATTCGCTGGCGAGGATCACGCCCAAGAACCCACAACGGCCGGGCGATAGCCATCAACGAGGTCTTCCCGGCATCTGGATGCGTCCAGAGCACCACGTTCCGATTCTTCTCGAGCACGTCGCTCCACTCGAAATGGAACGGCATGAGCGTAATCGGCTCCCCCTTCTCTTCGTCCCGCAATACAAGGGAGCAAAAAGTCGGAAAATCCACACGGGCACACTGAAGAAGCGAGGAGTACGCTGACGCCGACGCGGCCAGCAGAGGATGCAGGTCTTCCGACAGGTCAAGCCCAACTGACATGCGTCTACCTTCCTTCGGGCAGAGGGCTGTTGCCTTCAGGCGACAGATGAATGCCCGCTCCAACAAACACAATTTTTTGCCAAGCAGCTATCTTTATGCTAGCTTTCTCATGGTGCGTAAGACCTTCAAGTACCGACTATATCCGACCAAGGCACAAGCCAGCAAATTCGGCGCGATCCTTGAAGAATGTCGCTGGCTGTACAACAAAATGCTGGAGGAGCACAAGTACACCTGGGAAGTCGAGTAGAAGGTGATTGGCCTGTACGACCAGCATGCTCGACTGCCTGCGCTCAAGTCGGCCAGGCCGTCTTTGGAAACAGCACACAGCCAGGTTCTCCAGAACGTCTGCCTCCGGCTTGACCTCGCATTCAAGGCTTTCTTCCGGCGGGTCAAAGCGGGTGAAGCACCCGGCCACCCGCGCTTCAAGAGCTTCGGCCGGTACGACAGCTTCACGTTCCCGCAAGCCCCGTCCGGATGCCAACTTCGTGGCGAAAAGCTGGTCGTGTCCAAGGTCGGTCCAGTCAAGATAGTCCTGCACCGTCCGGTCGAAGGCGTCGTCAAGACAGCGACGATCCGGCGCACAGCGACGGGCAAGTGGTTCGCGTTCTTCTCTTGCGAGCTTGAGCCAAAGCCCTTGCCAACCAGCACCGAGCGCGCAGGAATCGACGTCGGCCTCATGACGTTCGCGACCCTGTCGAACGGCGAGAAGATCGAAAACCCTCGGTTCTTTCGACGGGAAGAGAAGGCGCTCGCGCAAGCTCAGCGCAAGCTCTCGGCAACGCCTAAAGGCACGCCCAAGCGGGTCAAACTTCGCAAGGCTGTTGCCCGTGTTCACGAGCGCAGCACGAACCGGCGGCACGACTTCATCCATCAGCAGAGCCGCAGGCTCGTCAACAGGTTCGGCCTGATCGCAGTCGAAGACCTGAATGTCAACCGCATGGGAAGAGAGCGAAAGTTCTCCAAGAGCATTCACGACGCGGCGTGGTCGATGTTCTTCGCGTGCCTGTCCTTCAAAGCGGAAGAAGCTGGTCGGACGATGGTCGCGGTGAATCCGGCGTACACCTCGCAGGACTGTTCGCGGTGCGGACAGCGACAGCTCATGCCCTTGGCAGAGCGTGTCTACCGCTGTCCTTCCTGCGGGCTCGAACTCGATCGGGATCATAACGCGTCGCTCAACATTCTAGCCGTGGGGCTGCACGGCCTGGGCTTGCCCTAGAAGCCCTCGGCTTTAGCCGAGGGAGCAGTCACCAAAGCAAACACGAAAGACCCAGGGCTGTTCCCTAAAAAGGAACAGATGGACGATAGGAATGCATCGTCATCAGATCTGCTGGATCGCACACAACAGCCAGCAATCCGTGCAATTTGACCTGATTCGTACGGGTAGACTCACAGTCCAAGCAAACGTGGTCCCCCCCAAAACCAGAAACACGAAGGTCGCCGTCCATCTCCGACGCACCACAATCAAAGCAGGTCACGCCACGTTCTACTTTTGAGCACCTTTGCATACAATTCCTCCTATAAGACGAAGAGCTACAAGGCAATAGAGCTACCCTGCCGCCCCATAGCTCGACCTGGCAAGTGGATTCAAGAAGGATTTGAAATGCAGAGGGTTAGGCTACTCGTCCAGCTCGACGATACGCTGCCAGCCACGCTCTATGGAGACATGACGTAGAGCTTTGAGCGCGACATCCGACACGGCGCCTTGAAGCATGAACGTGTCATACGAAGACATGGCGTCGTCGAATGAAAAGCACGAACGGTATTCGTCGACCATCTCGGAAAACGTCAACACGCGTTTTCTGCGAGACCCTCTATACGGCTCTTGCATGGAGGCGGCGTACACCTGCATACTCCCAAGTTTAGCTCACCCACCAGATAAAGAAAAGAAAATACGAAACAGTTACGAAAATCTCTAAGAAAATGTGACAACAAGCGCAATAACCTAGAATGAAACCTTGGGAAATGGAAGTCATCTACGCCTACTTTGAAGACGACCTAGACGATGCGCAGAAAGCAAAGACGCTACTGCTCCCCGTCCACACGACCGTATACTACAACGGCGAGACCCTCACGATTGAAGTCCACCACGTTATGACCAACACCGCTCCAAACCTTCTAAAGCCACTCGAAGACGCAAACTGGCTGCGCATCACCGCTGGCGGTATCATTGCGACGTTCATGGTCGACCGCTCAAAAAAGACACTCCAAATACAACTCGGAACCGTATCCAGAGGCGTGCGCTACCGTGTTGTGGAATTGATAAGCGTGGAGCCTGTGAACAAGGACGCCATCGTCCCCGACCCGGAAATCAAACCAGAGCTGCCCACCCTCCAAGGCTACCAGCCCTCATCTCGCCGGCGACCTCCAGCAAAACGAACAGTCTCAAAAAAATCGCTTTAGCCGGACTTCGGGCTAGACTGGATAAATTCCTCCCCCTCGCCAAGCTTGAAGTAAACGACGGACACGCCCGCCTCGGAAAATAAGGCCAGCGCAAGAATCAGATCTGGTCCCCATTTCTCAGACTGCAACCAATCGAAGGACGGCTCGAAACAGCAAACCCTCGAAATTCCCGATTGGATTAGCCCCGCTGCACAAACCGAACAAGGAGGACGCATGGTGTAGATGGTGCAGCCCTTCAACGCTACCCCCACCCGAGCAGCATGAAAAATCGCGTTGGCCTCGGCGTGCACAATCATGGAATATTTCACAGGTCGGTTGGCGTATCTGTCTGGTAGGTCGTCGACCCCCCTCGGAAACCCGTTGAATCCTGTCGTACGTACTTCGTTATCCGGACCTACGACGACGCAACCGACCTTTGTCGAGGGATCCCGGCTCTTGGCTGAAATCCATTCGCACATCCGAAAAAAGTACGTGTCCCAGTTCATGGAGGCGAAGAAACCCTTCCGATTTTCAACGAGAGGTTTGTCGATCCATTCTTCAGCTTCACCAAAAGCGAGCAGAGCTTTTGAATTGCCGCCCTGGCATAAACGACTTTGCTCGGAAACACAACCCCAACCCGCTCTATTCCGAGCGTATGGCAGGCTTCGTCAATATACTCCCACGCCGCACACTCACGAACCAACCCTATTGCGATACGAAGCATATCTTGATCCAAGGCACAGTCGGCCCGATATTGCTCGAGTTGGTAGGCAGCAGTCCCGTAATACCGCTCGTCTGCGATCCCACAACCTATCTTGGCTTTGCTCACGGCGTAGTCCACCTCACTCGTAGCCACCCATTCTAGAGCGCCTTCGGCACGCCGGAGCAGATCCATTGGCGCATACGCGAAAGTCACAGAGTCAAGGTCACCCCACACCCCTACCGCACCAGCATGAAAGACAACGACCTCCGCCCAGTACGATGAATGCCGTGAGCTGCGGATTCCCCAGTGCCCTTCGTGATACGCCACAGCTTGGTCATGCTCAAGAAAAGCACGCTCGGCCGCCTCACAAAGCTGGCTGTTGTATTCCTCCGTCGATAGTAACTTCACTTTCTCCAACCTTTCCCCACGTAGTCCACCCAACCCGAGGGCCACTCGCAAACATTTCGAGGCGTGGTTCCGGCGATGCTTGCTCAATAATCCGAATCACCTCAACCGGCTTTTCAGAATGACGACGTTTCGGCGCATGAATCAAAGTGCCCAACGTTCGAAGCGTAGGCTGCATGAATTTTCCAACTACACCAAATAAGCACAGCTCATGCTGCCCACGAAAATATCGACCGAGTCCATAACTCGGCTTCGCCCAGCACAAATTCGTAACGTACCGAAATCCGAGCCTTCCCATCAGAACGAGCCCGTCGGGGAGATGATTGTTGGTTACCCACAAATAAAGATGCGCCCCATCCAATTCCGGATTGAACGCACCGCTTCGACGGATTACCTGCTCGATCTCCTCCACTGTCTTGATCAAGGTATAATGTCTATCCGCGCCACGTTTGCAAACTCCAGCACCCTGTTCGTGCCACGGCGGGTCTATCATAATCGTCCGAAAGCCGGTCAATTCGTCGCCTGCCATCGCAAGAAGTTTGGGAACCCCTCGGGAATCTCAACCTGACTTTGAACACGTCTCCACGGGGTCAATCGCCCCGTCTTCATGTTGGCTGTGTATATTCGCTGGGTGTCGAAATCCTTATGCTGGCAAACAGTCACGAGACATAGGCCATTCTTCACAGCATCCTCAACGGCAATTGGAATCATGTCAGTCTTGACAGCCAACGTGAAAATAATGGCTCCAACTGCATGAAGCTCATCCGCCATTTTCTCGGAATACTTCAGAAGGGTAGCGAGCCCGGTACCTTCCTCTGGAACGTTCAACACCACAATGTCGCTCAACGCATGTTCTGGATCGTTATTCTTTTGGGGTATGAGAATGACTAGGTCTCGAAGGCCGTCGTCACTCTTATATTCGTTGCACGCCCATTGTAGAATGTTCTTCCGAACTGATTCAAACCCATCTTCGGTCCATGGTTGAACACTGGGCGCCAATTTGATGTATGCAGATGTGACCGCTCCCATATGCTAGTCCTCCTACAAAAAGTCTAGCATTCCACAAACAATTGTGCAATGTAAAAAATTGATGCCTCAATTATTTATCCTTTCCAGTGACAGCGAGCAAATACTCACCATTTCTTACAGCACCTTTCCGGAGCACCGTGCCACGCCCTCGAAGCCGGGCTAGGTGATACCAGAGAGTTCCATTTGACGCCCCAGTTCGTTCCCGAAGCTGGGACACGGTCAGATGATCCCCATGCTGCAACGCTGAAATGATTTTGGCTTCAATACCGCAATCTGTCACAGGTCTTCCCCTTCCATAATAATTCACAGGACGCCTACAAATAAAGTAGTACAATCAAAATGCTGCAAAAAGCAACCCCATGAATTTATTTTTGTGGGAATATGTAGCCAACGCGCTCAAACAATACTACACACTGTTTACAACGACACAATAACCTACATACTTCACTCAGCCCCTAATGTGAACTCAACTTCAACTCTACAAACTCCCCCTCTGGAAGAAACTCGAGCGCAACCCATGTATGAATTCCAACTTCCCATATTGGAATCCACAAACATTCAACTACATTTTCAATTACTTGAGGGGTATCCACGACAAGAAATAGAAAGCAATCGTCTGATGGAAACGCACACTCCACATTGAACGAAGGAATCTTTCCATTGAGACCCCGAAGCGCCCCAATGCTGACCTTTTGGGCCGATACCAAAATCCGCGACTCGCGTGTTACGAAATCGGAATATTTCGTCCAAAACAGCTTCTCACACGCAGACCGCCCTGACGCATTCTTCGCTACATCCGAAAGCAGCCATCCTCGAATCACATCTCGAGGAGCAGCCCCAACCTTGATAGCCTCTCGAATCATATCCCAACTGACGAAATCGCAGAGGATCCATTGAAAAATATCCGCAGGGAGGCGTCCTGCCGCAGAGAGTCCAGCTTTTTGGTCCGCCCCCAAAGCCTCTGTAATCCTCAATATCGTCTCAACCCTTGGAGATGAAATCTCTGGATGTAACTCAAACCTGGAAATCAAAGCAGCAGAAACACCAGCCTTCCGAGCCAGCTCACGCGTAGTTATCTTCGCAATCCGACGCTGCTCTGCCAGCCACACTCCAAAGGTTCGCTGTACATTTGGGGACACCTATCACCTTCCTTCCAAGTTGAGCAGCTACGGAAACCTACTGGGATCCGGACGCCACCCAAAGTCATTCTCTACGATGAAACGAATACGAGTTTGTGCGCGTGGATAAACAGACTCAACCTGCTTCCAAGCCTGGTCCTGAGTCTCCGCATTGATGTACGCGCACATTGTTTCCGCATCTTCCGCGCCCCACCCGGTGTACCAAATCTGAAACGTCGCAGCCTCTTCTGCTATGAATGGCTCGAACTCGTACCACGACAGCCAAAATGTTTTCATAAATCCTCTAAATCTGCACAGCGTACACAACGAGTAGGTCCGCCGGCCACGAGGCAGGAACAGTCACGACATTCCCGAATCGTTCCAAGCCCTGGAAGAAAACTCTGAGGAATACCGGGAGGCTCCTGAGGCGGTCCCTCGTGCTGTCGTCTATGCCACTCTTCAAGCCCCTGTAGGGATAGTTGCTCGGGCCACTCGTCAGACTGTTCCATTCAACCCTCCAACGAAAACGAGGTGATATTTTTGGTACGGCAAACGTCCAAGTTTGCGCATTGTTTCTTCCCCAAGTCTCACCCCTGTTCGAGGATCCCCGCAGCCTCCAGTTGAGATGCACTCGTCGCATTCGATGTTCCCAGCATTCTCATACTCACAATCGAAATCGCTTCCGTCTATCGTGTGAGTCCACCGTCCCAAACAAGGTATATTGAAACTCTCCTTGTTGAGAGAGCTGGGATTGAGGCCCCTTGACTTATGCCTAAATACTCCTCTTCCCTTTCCCATGGCTCCTCCTCTAATCTTCTGCCGTCAAATGCGTTGGATGTATCTTCCTCAGTCGCTCGACCTCGGCCTCGGCACGTTCCGCACGCTCCTGAGCTTGCTTCACACACCACGAACAGGCACCGCAAGGGCCACGACCCGCAGCACGGGCCTCCGCACAAAATTCACCACCGCTGACCGCTGCAAGCGCGAGCGCATTCTGAAGCCGCTCCACAGCCTGCTTGACACGTTCGATCTCCTCCTGAGCGTAGCTCACAGGATAATCTCCAATCTGATACCCGCTCACGTAGAAGGAAACACCCCCAATATCTAGGCCCACCGGGATGTCTGTCTCATGCCCTGGACATCCGTTCGGTGTACATGTAGTCCAACAGTCGTACTCGTAATACTCCACCAAATCAAGTTGAAGTGGCTTCTTCATCTCAACCTTTCCCCGCCACGAGTTGAAGCTGCCCCTCGTCGTCAAGTTTAGCGACGTACACAAGATGCTTGAGCGGCACAACCCCCCCAAATCTCCAGAGTTGGATAACGGACTCTGGATGGACACGGGACGTGTCGTGGAACACTGGATTATCATGATCGATATGAAAGTCACAGTCCTCATCCGGCGTTCCTTCACACATTACTTTCCCATCGAGAGTTACAATATACATTCAATCTCCTTTATCGGTACGCTTTTCTTTTTTGACTGGCACTTCTTGACTTCCTCACCACGAATTCACGAAACGAATAACCGTTATATTCTCTGGGAGTTTCTCCAGAATAACCTCAATCCCATCTTCTGCTCCGTTGCCATCGTGATACCCTCGTCTACATTCTGGAGGGATCTCTATCAAGGTTCCGGCTTCAGATGGCGCTCTCCAATCAAAAAACTTTCTGATGTCCTCTGGCACGGGTAGATCGGCCGCAACATAAGCATCGTAAATTGCCTTCACCTTCACCCATCTCTCGTCCGGAGGATGAAATCCGTATACGTGCGTTGACATACTCATTGTGATCTCCTCTCAGAATGTGCTGCGCGCCACTCAGCAACGTTGACTTCGATAGCGGCTACCTTTTCGCAAACAAAAACCTCGTACTCATTTACGACAGTACGAACGAATTCCCGAGCAGCCGCAACGCCAGACGGTTGACGATCCGTCCCCTCGTCAAAATTCCCGTAATCGTCGTCTAGTTTCTCAAGAATACAGTCCAACATGTCGTTTGCAAGAGCCTCGCGGTAGGTATCCGAAATTTCCTCCTTTGGAACAAAACCGTAAATCGTGATCTTCTCTGCGAAAGCGGGATGCCGCAAATCCACGACCTCCTGAATCGCATCATCCAGAGTTCTGTGAAAGTATTTCTCGGCCTTCTCGTCGTACGTATAGAATTGTGGTTCTCGTTGCATATTATCCACACAGCCCCTCGAGTAGATTGTCCGTCGCCTCGGCGAGCATGGAGCGTACCTTGCCAAAGATGAACTGCATCTCGGGCGCCGCCGCCTTGCCCGTACGCAGGTGGATCATATGAGTCCACTGGCGAATGTTGGTGGTGTGGACGAGCGACGTGGCAAGCGCATGGGGCAGCACATAGCGAGCCTGCTCCCGCTTACTGCCAGCAGCCCGCAGGTCATGGTAGGCGCGTACAGAGGAAAAGCAGGTGAAAGCCCAGGAAGGAAAGCCATCTGGGAATTGCTCGCCCCTCACGTCGAACACCTTTGTCTCGTCCATGGTGGGCGAGACGAGGTGGAGCGTTCTATCCTGCTCGATAAAACGCGTGCTCGACTGCGTCGGCGACCCAATTCGATGCCGCACGAACTCGTGCGAGGCTACCCTCGACATCAAAAACGCAAAGGTCACGTTGGCGTGCTCGATGACCGTCGCATGCGGCGGCCGCGCAGCAAGTCGCCGCCTCAGGAATTCCAACGTCTCCACATGACCCTCACCCCTCCCCGACAGCAGCCTATCAATCTCGGGCTGCTCCCACAGCAGGTGATGGGACCGACGGCCAGCAAACTCACAAATCGCCAACTGCCGATGGATTTCTCGTAGCGGCGTCAGGCACACGACGAGCGGCTGGTGAATTACAACCTTCTCTACAATATCAGTCATTGTGCTCGTATTCCTCTTCCCAGATGTATTCCTCCGGGGGCCTCCTCGTGAAAATTCCCTGCTCGACCAGCTTCGGTCCTATGCACCGCCATACCCCACGCCAGCAACCCAAATCCGGGTCGTGGTCTGGATTGTTGTGCAAATGGCAGGGGGTCTCCTCAAAAAACTCCTCGTCGTGAATTGTGCAGCTCGCCTGCCCCTCCTCCAAAAGAAGGTAGGGGCATAGCACATCGTTCGGCTTGTACACGTAATCCATCGTGCCGTCCGAAAGAACTCGAGGTATGACGACCGACAGATAAACGCAGCAGTACCCACACCGTCGACATCCAAACACCTCAGGCATCAATCCCTGCTCTCTAATTTGTGCGCAAACGTGCGCACGGTTTAGTTCCCACTTCAGCGATCTCGCTTGCTCGACTGGCAGGGGCCAACCGAGTAGAGGCGTGATCATCCATGGGCGTTCGGGCCTGCCGGCCCCAGTTCCCCAGAAGCCCTGGGTACTGTTCCAAGTTCACTGCGGCGTTCAGATCGCGATCTTCACTCGCTTCACACGCCGCGCACCGATACACTCTGTCGGCAAGGCCAAGGCGGCCGTCACCCGTCTTGACGTTGCCGCACCGTGAACACCGCTGTGTGCTCGGGAAGAGGCGATCAGCGACAACGACCTGCCCGCCAAGCGCCTTCGCCTTGTACAGCATCAACGGATTGAACATGCCTAGACTGACATCCGATGCCGCTCTCGCCAGCTTCCTGTTGCGCAACATGAAGGCCATGCTCAAGTCCTCGATCACCACCGTTTGGTTCTCGCGGCAGAGATCGGTCGTGACTTGATGCCAAAAGTTCTTGCGCACGTTCGCGATTCGCTGATGCAGGCGAGCAAGACGAGCACGAGCCTTCGCCCGGTTCTTGCCGCCCTTCTCACGCCGGGACACCACACGGGCCGCTCGCTTGAGCCGCTGCAAGCAACGCTTCAACGGTTTGGGCGCGTCGATTGCCTCGCCGTGGGAGGTGACGACGGCCGTCTTGAGCCCGAGGTCGACGCCGACGATCGCGTGCGGGTGCGTGTGTTGCACGGGTTCGACCGCGACCTCGACGTTGACTGCAATGAACCAGTGATCGGCTTGGCGATACACATGGCCAGACATGATCTTACCCTGGAAGCGAAGATGCTCGAACGTCTTCACGTCGCCGATGACCGGCAGACGAACGACACCACGCTTGCCTCTGCGACGAAGCGAGAACTTGTCGTTCGACACGTAGAACGCATCGTGCTGGCCCCGCCTGCGGAACTGCGGGTAGCCTAGCTTCTTGCCCTTACGCTTCCCGCTGCACGATACAAAGAAGTTGCTGAACGCGCTGTTCAAGTCTGCGAACGCTTGACTATTCGCGTCACGGGGGCTCTCGTAGACCCAAGGGAACCGCTCGCCCTTCACGGCGTTGAACTGCTTCTTGAGCTTGGCCGCGGACGGCTTCTCACCAGCACGGTACTGTCTGGTCCACTCCGCGAGCGCCCAGTTGTACGTAAACCGCGAGACGCCAGCAGCGCGTGCAAGAGCGTTCGCCTGCTTGACCGTTGGGTCCAAGCGTATGACGTGTCCGCGAATCATGAGGCCAGTGCCGCCTTGAGCGTCTTGCGGTAGTTACGCAATCCGTAGAGCCTCGACGAGAAGCAGTGGACGATGGTCATCAGGTCTTCGACCATCTCTCACTCTAAACTCAACTTCTCCACATCCGATCCGATCCCTCCACACTTCTCCATCCCTCCTCAGTACATCGAAACGTCGCTTGTGCCTTTCGTAGCACTCATCGTAAGGAATTTACGTACACCACCATTATTGAATCGTTTCGCAAAATACAACGACAGCCCATTCCGTCTTCCAAATTCGAGTGCCTTGAAATACAGCCGCCCCCTCACCCCCTCAATCGCCAGCATCCCAGCCCCACCAAACAAAGCGTCCGCCTCCATCACTCGCACCCACGTCGGTGCACGTTCGTCCGCCAACCACCCCACAACCTCACCCAACACACGCACGGCCATGTCATGCTCTAAATCCGCCACCAAGCACTGCGTCTCCGTCGACTGGCTTTTGTCTAAATAATCCCATTTGGAATTATCTATTTCCCCACGTGCTTTCAAATATCTCACCTCCTCCGCATAATCGTGAGATACGCTCTTGTCTGCCCGCCCCCTAAATATCCCAGCCAACGCGTTCAACATCCACAGAGGCCCAAACCATATCGGCTTCGCCCGACCGTGCGCCGTCACCCCGCCCCAATCTCGATGTACCCCAGCCCCAGCATCCCGCATATATTCAAGTATCCTCACCTCCGACGAAGCATAGGAAAATGCCTCCTCGTGGAACGCAACGTTCCCCAACTTCCTCTCCCGATTCCGTACCGTCATCGCGTAACATTGCTCGGATCCTAAATGCCACCCAACCATCGGGTAACGCACGCCACACCGTATGCACTGCTCCGCTCGGGAAGTTATTACCCCCTCCCCTAACACACATACGCTGTACGCCAACGCAGCCGCATACCGCTCCTCATCCGTTATCGGTGGATCAAACTTCAACTCCAATTTGTCCATCACCCACGCCCCAACAAAATGTCGCCCGTACCAGTCGATGTGGCGCACATCGTCAGATATTGTTGTAGTAACTTGTTGAATCGTTTTGTAAAATACAAAGACAACCCATTCGCCCGCCCAAATTCAAGTGCCCTGAAATACAACTTCCCCCGAATCCCAGAAATCGCCAGCCCCTCAAAACCAGCAACCCCACCATATACCAAACTCTCCCCCATCACCTTCACCGACGTCGGTGAACCATCCTTAGCCAACCAACCAACTACCTCCCCCAATACCCGTACCGCCATGTCATAATCCAAATCCGCGACCAAACTCCGCATCAACGTCGAATGAGTCCGGTCCAAAGGCTCCCAATTGGTATTGTCTATCCCCATCCTCGCTTTCAAATATTCCACCTCCTCGTGAAAATCATGACCACCACTCCTCAATATCCCGTCCACCGCCCCCACCCTGCCCCAAACCATATCAGCTTCGCCTCCCCCCTCGGTGTCTCCCCTCCCCATTCCTCATGTGCCTCCATCCCTACCCTACGAAAATATTCAAGTACCCTCCCCCCAGGAAATGATGTCTCGTCCAATGCACGATTCCCCATCGCCTTCTCACGATTTCGTACCGTTCGTGCATAACATCTCTCGGATCCTAAATGATTACGGGTTATTGAATAATTTGCCCCCACATGGCCCCATCCTTGCCCCTACCCCACCATTCCCTCCACGATCACCTAACGCCCATATACTGTACGCCCTCGCCGCTTCCTCCACCTCACCCTCCCCTATCGGTGGCTCAAATACCATCTCTAACTTCTTCTCCATCCCCTTCCTATTACGCCCTACCTCGCAAAATCTCAAAAATCTCCCCACCCCAAAAATCCTATACAAAATATTTTCCAAAATGTACCCCCCCACCCCCAACAAACATACCCCCCACCCCTCCCCACCCCAAACCAATACCCCCACCCCATCCCTTTACTTACCTTTACCTTTTCATACCAAATGAAGA